TAGGGGGAACCGTAGGTTCCTCTATAGGGAGGGGGTCGTAGGGGGAACCGTAGGTTCCTCTACAAGGTTCCCTTACTTAGATAGCTTTGACACACATTGAATAGAGGAGTCTATTTTGGAAATAAAAAATTAAATACCAAGCAGACACAAAGAAGATCGATAAATAAAACGACGAGTTTTTCTTTTGGGTAAGACCAAAGAAGACACCACTAATGATGGCAAAGGCAAGGAGAACGAACCCAGCTACAGAAAGAAAATAGAACCAAAGACAAAGGTCTTGATTTTGGAAGGGGGTAAATAATTGATAAATATCCATTATATTATATCTAAATATTTTTGATGTAATACAAAGAAAAAAGAATAAAAATCCTTCTTTATATATATCAAAGGAAAGGATGGACGATACCACGCAATGGAATATAATTCGCTCTTTTTTTGAGAATGATCCACAATCTTTAGTAAGACATCATATAGAATCATACAATGATTTCTTTTCATCAGGAATTTACAAAATTTTCAAAGAAAAAAATCCAATTCGTATTCAATCGAGATACGACCCAGCAGCTCCTAGATATGAACCAACTACTGGAAAAACAAATCCTGCCTTAGGATTCGGTGAATACCGTTCTCAAGCTCTGTTACATTTGGGTGGAAAGGATGGTTCTCGACTTTATTTTGGAAAACCAATGATTTATGACAGCAAAGAAGGTGAAGGTGTTGCTCATTATATGTTTCCAAACGAAGCTAGGTTACGTAATATGACATATGCGATGACCATTCATTATGATGTTGAAATTGAATATATAGATATATTGGAAGAAGGTGAATTACCTAAAACAGTCGCACCAGCCGGTATAAAACTAACCGAAGAGGAGTCGTCCGATGAAGAAGAATATGACAATTTTAAAGCAAATCAAAGAGAACAAACCGAAGAAAAGGAAGGCGGAGCTCCTAAAAAGCCATTTAAAAAACCGAAAATTAAACGTTCAGAGATAACCCCGAGAGAAACCGGCGAAATGCGAGAACTTACCGAAAGATCCATGATTTCAAAAAACGTACAAAAACGAACCATTGTTTTAGAAAAAATATTATTAGGAAGATTTCCAATTATGGTTCAATCTAATTTTTGTGTTTTACATGGAGTTAGTCCTCAAGTCCGTTTTCAGATGGGCGAGTGCCGTAATGACCTTGGCGGTTATTTTATCATTGACGGAAAAGAAAAACTCATTGTTCCTCAAGAGAAATTCGCGGATAATATGTTAGATGTCAAAAAGGAAAGTACAAAATACTACGCTTCGGCAAGCATTCGTTCCGTATCTGAAAATGTATCCAAACCGATTCGTACATTATCCGTAAAAATATGTATGCCGTTTACTTGTTGTACACAATTAAATTCAATCAAATATTCTGGAGGAAACATTGTAGTCAATATACCGAATGTGAGAAAACCCGTCCCCCTGTTTATCGTATTTCGCGCATTAGGCATTATTTCAGACAAGGATATCATAACACTTTGTCTATATGATTTAAATAAATACGAAGAAATAATAGACAGTTTTATACCGTCGGTTCACGAATCGGGCGGGGTCATGACTCAAAAAGCGGCGATTGAATTCATAGCCATTTTAACAAAAGGAAAAACCACGGAAACCGTATTAGAAATTTTGGCAGACTATTTTTTACCGCATGTTGGCGAAATGAATTTCACACAAAAAGCCTATTATTTGGGATATATCGTATTCCGGTTATTGAAAGTCCATTTAGACATTGACCAACCAACGAACCGTGACAGTTATAAATTCAAAAGAGTCGAAACCCCTGGTGCTATTATCGCCGATTTATTTCGCGAAACATATACATTACAACAGAAATATATTCATCTTTGGTACGAGAAGGTTCTCTTCTTTAATCAAGACATGTATGAGAACAATCTCCCGGTTTTAATAAATGATCATAAAGAGTTTTTCACAAACCGACTCGTAGAATCCTGGTTTAAAAAGGGATTCAAAGGGAACTGGGGGGCTCAATCCCATACAAAACGCATTGGTGTTCTCCAAGATATGAACCGGCTTTCATTTTTAACCATGCTTTCTCATTTACGAAAGACAAATTTACCTTTGGACAGTAGCGTAAAGATTGTAGGCCCGCGATTACTCCACGCATCTCAATGGGGCTATTTTGACCCAATAGATACGCCAGATGGAGCAAACATCGGTATGCATAAACATATGTGTATTTCAACCCATATCACAAAAGGGATATCGCGAGAACCGATTCTCCAATGGTTAAGAAGAAAAGCGAGGCTTCAATATGTAGAAGAATGCCCGCCCATATTATTAAGCCAGATGACAAAAGTCTTTGTAAATGGGTATTGGGCCGGAGTAGTAGAAGACCCAAACCACTGTGTAAGCTATCTGAAATTATTTCGTAGAAACGGATTGTTACCAATATATATAAGTGTCCTTTTTGACATACAGCAGAATACCATTCAAATATATACGGACGAAGGTCGTTTGACACGTCCGATTTTATATAAAGACGATACAGGGTTCTTTTTCGAATCTCCTACAGAAGAAGTCACAAAGAAAATAGAGGCAAAAGAGTTTACATGGAATGAATTAACCACTGGATTCAACCAAAAAGAAAACTGGGATCCTATGAAAATATATGAATTGTATGAATTGTACAGCGATGTGGGAAAAGAGACGAATCCGGCAATAATGAACCGATTTATTAAAAACAAGGCGGTCATTGATTATATAGATACGAGCGAAACAGAAGGCGCCTATATTGCCTTATCGTCCAAAGAATTAACACCCGACCACACCCATTTAGAAATCCATCCCTCCATGACACTTGGTGTGATGTGTAATCTTATCCCTTTTCCCCATAACAATCCAGCAACGCGAAATTCATTTTCATGCGGTCAGAGTAAACAAGCGGTTTCACTATATCATACGAATTATCCGGTAAGAATGGATAAATCGGCGGTAGTTCTCGCCAATCCCCAGATTCCTCTTGTTAAAACGAGATACATGGAGTTTATAAACAAAGAAGAGAATTGTTATGGCGAGAACACCATTATAGCGATCATGTGTTATACCGGATATAATATGGAAGATGCCGTTTTAGTGAATGAGGGGGCTCTTAAAAGAGGGTTGTTCCGAACGACCTATTATTCGACCTATGAGACACACGAAGAAAAAATAGTGAATTCCGAAGGTCGCGCGGATTCAGAAAAGGTATTTACAAACATAGAACAATCGACCAATATCATTGGAACCAAACCGGGGTATGAATACAATGAATTAGATAACACCGGATTGATTCGCGAAGGGGTAGAAGTACACGACAAAATGGTTCTCATCGGAATGAGTACATTAATCGATTCCAAAACCGGATTAAGAAAAGACGCATCCAAAACACCCAAAAAGGGCCAATTAGGAATAGTAGATAAATCCTTTATGACAGAGGGAGAAGAAGGCCAACGCATCGCAAAAGTAAGAATCCGCGAAGTAAGAATTCCAGCCATAGGTGATAAAATGGCCTCGCGTTCTGGTCAAAAAGGAACCATTGGAATGATTATACCCGAAGCAGATATGCCATTTACTCGCGATGGAATTATACCGGATATTATTATTAATCCGCATGCCCTTCCTACACGTATGACAATTGGTTTATTAGTAGAGTGTATTACAGGGAAAGCATGTGTTATGTCTGGACATTTTGGCGATGGAACCGCCTACCAGAGTTTCGGGGTTCAAAAATATGCGGATATTTTAACATCTCACAAATTCCATTCAAGTGGAAATGAGATTCTATATAATGGTACAACGGGGGATCAAATCAATGCTGAAATATTTTTCGGTCCGACGTATTATATGAGATTGAAACATATGGTGAAAGACAAGATCAATTTCAGAACACAGGGTCCGCGAACAGCAATGACTAGACAACCTGTTTCCGGTCGTGCGAATGATGGTGGATTACGTATTGGAGAAATGGAAAGAGATAGTTTGATATCGCATGGAACCGTTAGTATGTTGACCGAATCTATGATGGAAAGGAGTGATAATTATTATATGGCGGTGTGTAATAAAACGGGGATGATAGCGGTATACAATGAAGATAAAAATATATTTTTGAGTCCCATTGCCGATGGACCTCTTAAATTTTCGGGGTCTCTTGCTGAAAATAGTTTACATATAGAAAACGTCAGTAGACATGGGCGCGATTTTAGTATTGTGAAAGTTCCGTATTCATTTAAGTTGTTGATTCAAGAATTACAGACCATTAATGTCGTCATGCGAATTATAACGGATGAAAATATAAATCAAATCGAAAATTTGTCGTTCTCAAAAAATGTGAATATTCTTTTGAATGAAAATGGAAAAGTGGATATCAAAAAATATGTTTCAGAAGTATCCGCATTGAAAAATAAATCATTGCGAGCTCCTGAAAAGAAAGTAGAAGATGAACCGTATACTCCAGTCAATGCTCCTTACACTCCAACTTATCCGGTTCATTCGCCTGGATATGCTCCCGGTTCTCCTGGATATGCCCCAGGTTCTCCCGAATATGCCCCGGGTTCTCCCGAATATGCTCCCGGTTCGCCAGCATATGCCAAGGAAGAATTATTTACAGACGAGATGGAACAAAAGGGTGGTTCCAACCCATATAAAATCGGCGATAATGTCACATTACATTCATATACTGGTATGGATAATTTATGGAATATTCAAAATATAGGAGACGAATTTATAACCATAGAGAAATCTCAAAAAAAAGGGGGTTCTCATCTAGATGATATTCAAATTGTTCAACCGTCAGATATTAGCCTGGCGTCACTGATGCCTCAAACGATGATTCCATCACCTTACCCATCCTCTTTACCTTTTACACCCCCTTTGCCACCACCCCCTTTGACCCAACCCACATTACCGCCCATTTTACTAATTAATGGTAATAATAATACATTTGATGGTAAATCTATACCGAATTTAAATAAAGAACATAGTGTGAATCTATCTGATATAGAAAGAGTCGACACACTCGAACCCAAAGAAGACCGAAAAGAAGGTATAAAGGAAGTCACAAAGGAGGATGTAAAAGAAGAGAAAAAGTCACAAGGAATATGGGATTCTATTTTTGACACAGCAAATTTAATCGTAAAAAAATCATTATAAAATTGATACACAAAATAAATTAAATATCAAACTGTATAATATACACATATGTCTCTTTCAAGCAACCGAATCCTTACAATATATAAATCTAGAATGACACTCATAACTCAACTCGAAGAATTACAATATGACATGTCCAATTATGCTCAATTTAGTATTAATGAAATTGACGCCATGAGTACAAATAATCAATTGGACATGTTTGTGTCCCATAAATCCAATGGAAAAAAAATATATATCAAATACTTGTTGAATATAAAACAATTGAGAAAAGACAATTTAGACCAATTAGTAGAAGATTTATTTGAAATCGAATCTGTTTTAGACAAAAAAGACACACTCGTGATTGTATCCAATGATGAGCCGAATGATTCCATTATCCAAAAATTAAAATATATGTATGATCATTCTGGAATTTTCATAGTGATTCATACCATTAAACGATTACAATTCAATATTTTAGAACATGAATTGGTACCTCGTGCTGAAATCTGTACAGCAGATCAAGTCGAACAATTAAAATTAAAATATCATGTTCAATCCGTAAAATCTTTTCCAGAAATTTCACGGTTTGATCCCCAAGCATTGGCCCTTTGTGTTCGTCCAGGTGAAATCATACAAATACAAAGAAAAAGTAATACAGCGATGACTTATTTATATTATCGTATATGTGTATAAAAAATAGTGAATTGCAATAAAAAATAAAAAGGGTCTTATAGGAAAGTATAATGTATATATATTTTTTTTACAATATATATGTATATATAATATAACAAAATGCCTGCTACAACTTTTATGATTCAATATAAACCAAATGATTTTTTTTATAACTTGGTCGATACAACCAAAAATGCGGAATTATTAGAATCTTTTCCATTTGAAAAAGAAGATGTGATAGAATGGGCAAATACAGTCGCAAATTTAGATCCTCCAATTGAAAGTATAGTAGACATATTTGATCCCCAGATTAGTTCTATTATATTAAATCCTGCCTACGATTTCAAAAATACATTTTTGAAAGGGAATATGGTATTTAATGACAATTTTGACAGTTTAACAATGAATTTAACCGGTTCTATGGATGAAGATGAAATGGGGGGTGGTGTAGGTGGAAGTGGTGGTAGCCGCACGGGGCGGTTTCGTAGAAGCGGAACAAGGGGCAGTGGTAGTGGTGGTGTAGGTGGTGTAGGTGGTAGAACGATAACAAATACGATTTCGAATAAAGAGTCCACAATTAAAGGAAACATTGAATTAAAACCATCCAGGACAAATCAACTGCCAACCATTTTAGAAATATCTTCTACTTCTGGTTCAAATATAAGATGGAAACAAGATAGTACAAATTCTTGGCAATCCTCCTTTAAAATAAACGCCAATATTTCACAAGAAATACCTTTTACAGACGTAGACGGCGGTAAAAGTAATATTATAATGACATCCGGAAATCCTAGATGTAAATACAGAAAAACGTGTACTATGAATCATTGGCACTATTCTGAAGGTTGTACAACCAAGATTATTAATGAAAATGGTGTAACTCGGTGTGAATGTAATTGTAAAGGTGTTCCTGTATTTAATAGAAATCCTCATTCACATTGTGATCCTTATATAATCAATGATAATGGAAGTGTATCCACTCCCATTGGGGATGTAGCGCCTCCAACTGGATTAGGATTAGTAGCAGCAATACAAGGAATGAAATTGAATTTACAAGCAGATTTCCCAAAATCTAAATTTTTTAGTAATTATGGGAGTGGTGGTGCTGGTGGTGCTGGTGGTGCTGGTGGGGTAGGTGGTGCTGATGGGGTAGGTGGTGCTGATGGGGTAGGTGGTGCTGGTGGGGTAGGTGGTGCTGGTGGGGGTGTAGGTGCCGAAGGAGAAGAACTAGGAGATATTTTATTTCCATTCAATGATTCAGAAACATTGGAACAAAACAGTAGAATTATTCGTGATTTAGTATTTGAATATTATACAGTAGTGAATGATAATATTAAACTACAAGACCAAATTAAAAGTAAAGGAACGAAAGATATGACTTCAAAACAAGCATTGGTAGACGCAACTGTCCAATATAAAACAGAATATGTAAACGTATTTAATATAATTACTGGAATCGCTATATCGGCCACTTATATTTTCAAATTATTACAACAATAAAGTAACAGTTACCAAATCACATTCAAAGATGCCCTTTGAGCGTTTCACTACGTAGTAAATGTGATTTGGTGTAAAAACGTAAAAGAGGTGTAAAATAATAAATATCAATCTAAATAAAAAATGACATTATATATATATAATGTCAAACCCATTAGAAGAAAAAATATATTATATTTATGAATCGATTTATAGTAGTTCTTGTACAGATATAAAACCATCCAGAATTTTTGTAAGGAAAGACACTTATAACGATTATACAATGATAGGACCCATGAATCTAATAGAAGCACAAATATATTTATTTAACGAAACAATCAAACTAAATATAAATATCCAACTTGCTCATCGGTGTGACAAATCCGGATTTTTATTGAACACAGGAACAAACACATCTTTTCCAGTAGAATGTTCAATGACTTTTAAAAATTTTTCAACAGAATATTTAAACAATTTAAAAACCACCATTAATAATTACAATGGTTCTTATTCCAGTCAAATAGATTATACATCGTCTAGTCCGTTTTTGAATTTTGCTTATACAGATTCATATTTACAATCAAAAACAACCCCAAATGATTGGAAACCATTATGTCAGAGATACTCTGATATTGGAAAAATGTTAACAGATTTGAACAAAATACTATCCTCGATTCACGAAAGTCCTGAGAAAGAAAGATACAAAGACAAATACAATGAAATACTCAAATTATATCAAGAAAATAAGGAAATACGAGAAAATTTAGAAAAAAAACTGGAAGTCATTACAAATAGCGGTAAATATAAAGATTCGAAAGAAATGTTACATTCTACGATTTATATCAGTGTATTGTGGACTATTTTAGCTACATCTTTATTATTTTACGTTTTTAAAAAATTATAGAGAGGTATATAAATGAATTATCAAAACATGGATAGCGATAAAAAACAAATTATTTTATCCGAAGAAATGAAAAAACGTCTGCCGTATGTTTTATTAGTCTCACAGAATGATTACAGTTCGCAAGAACCGATGTCAACCCAGTATGAATATAGAGAGTCGTTTCAATCCACTATATCCCCGAATGATCCCGACTTTTATATGAAATCTCAAAATGTAAATGAAAATATAAATACGATTAGTAATATGAGCAATGATTTTATAACTACGCAGAACGAACTATTAAAAAATTATACGGATCTATCCAATAATATAAATACTCATTTGTCTGACATAGATTTCATTAAAAACAAAAATGATAAATATAATTACCATGAAATGCGAGACCCAAACGTCATTTTTTATCCCGAAACATCGAAAGATATTCATACAGCTATTTTAGATGATGTGAATCAAATCAAACTATATCAAAATTCGATTTATATATCTACCTCTATTGCTATAGCGACCATTTTGATAGCAACTATCATACTAACTAAAAAATAGATATATATAATATAATGTCTGGATCATCTGAAATTAATAGAGAATTAAATAAAATCTACATAAATTTATCGAATCTTCAAGGAGAACAAATCAATACCTTGACGAAACAAGAGAATGTTGAAAAAATAATCAAGGATGAAAACGAACGTTTACGCCAAAATAAAGATGTCATAGATAAAGCCATTGACAATCAAAAACGTATTATTTATTTTAATGATAACAACCGTAAAATTAGTTTGGCATATTTAAGAATATTGGTTACGATTGCTATTACTTTAGGAATGGTTTATTTAGTTCGCGTCATTTTTCATAATTTTGGAAGTGTTCTACCAGATATGTTATTCAATGTTTTAATCATAATTATTATTTCCATTGGAACCATTTTTTTCGTCAATTATTATTTATCCATTCAGTACCGCGATCGATATAATTTTGATGAATTAAAATTATCGCCCCCAAAAATAAATGATAACTCTGAAAGTGAAAATAATGTGAATGGTGGTGTTGGTACTTTAGCTAATTGTGTAGGACCTTATTGTTGTACTCCATCTACTGCGAATTCGCCTGGAACACAATGGAGTGACGTTCAAGGAAAATGTGTATATTCTCCTCCTACCGGTATGGTGATTCCCACACCTACGCCTACTTCTATATCACCTAGTTCAACATGTCAACCTTGTTCTCCCGAACCATTTTATTCAAAACTCTAATACAGAATATGATTGAGTATGTAATGTTTTTTACCGATAAATATTCTTTATATATATTAGTATGTCCATTTCAGCCGGCGAAATACAAGCATTATTAAGTCAAGCACAAAGTATTCAAAATGATGCTGGATATCAAATACAGATATTAAATAATTATCAACAATTAATCGATACTGTCAAAAAGGAGAATAAGACAATAAAAGCCACCTATATTGACGGTATTGCGGTTAATTCGGCCGATTCACAGCAAAGTCGGTACGTCATTCAGTCATCTAGTATACTTTCAAATATCAGCAAATATGGTTTTTGGATATATCTAATATTAGGTCTTATACTATCTGGTATTATTATTACAAAACCGTTATCTATCTACATTCGAATCGTGTTGGTTGCTCTTGTTATGTTATATCCGTTTTATATTTATCCTTTAGAAGAATTATTGTATGCTATGTCCAGATATATATGGAGTGTAATCACCTCGGTTGCCTATAATACCGGATATGGAAACACAAGTATGGAATATGGAATCGCATCGTCACAATTACAAAATGGTTCGGTACAAGAAGTCAATCGGTCCGATAATGGGTCATATACCGATTTTAATGCGAATTCCGGTTCGGTTCAAGACAAAACCGCGCAAAATGGTTCAACTGGCAGTGATGGCAGTACTGGCGGCGGTACTTCACCTGGCAGTACTGGCGGCGGTACTTCACCTGGCAGTGATGGCGGCGGTACTTCACCTGGCAGTGATGGCGGCGGTACTTCCACGATTCCCCCACTGCCAACACCCGCCAATACATCCACTCCAGTTCCAACTACTTTCCCACCAATTAATTTTTCTCCTTCTAGTTCATCTGTAAATGTTACACCAAGTAATCCACTACTTGAACTTTGGCCAGCCCAGACACCCAACCCACCCCCAATCGGTAATCCTGCTGCACTACCGACAACGCCACAACCAATCGGTACTCCTGCTGCACTACCGACAACACCACTACCGACCAAATCTGTATAAATCTGTTGTAAGAGTGTAAAGTAGACATAAAAAAATAAAATATATTGTATTTTTTTATTTATGATCATAGAGAATGGATTTCACGAATAGTCGAATGAATTAATAGTCTGCGTCATTGGGATCGATTTCGTTTCGTCCGTCATTGTTGTCAAATACTAATCGTATATCTTTCCAACCGAATTTTTTAATATGCGAACCAAATTCGCGATCTAAAATTGCGTGTAATTCTTTTGGTTGGGGGCCTTTTGAACCGAAATTATCTTCGTGCCATAGTTTGAATCCTTGATTTGCGTGGGTTTGTGTAAGCCATTGACCCGGTGCTCGTTCAATACGTTCTTCAATAAACTGAGACATGACATCTTGCTTTTTCTTGTATTCATTGCTAGCTTGTAATACGGTTTCACAATCTGCGACGGCGCCTTTTGTTTCAATCGCGCGTTTAACTAACATCGCTAAGAACACCGATTTCCAAGAATCAAATTTTTGGTCGATGGTTGGGTCTAATTTGAATTGATACGGTTTAAAAGGGTCGCCTTCTACTGGATTTTCTGTAAAGAGAGATTTGAATGGGACAACACGAATACGTCTCCATGTGCCGTGATCCATGGCTTTAATCTCTGGCAATGTATTCGCACATACTGCTAATTTAAATTGCGGCATAAATGATACATTGGTTTTATACAACCCTCTGGCTTGAATCACATCTAAACCGCTGGTAAGTTCTTTTAAAATACCTTCATTAATGATTTCTCCTTGGCGGGGTTCCTGCATAATAACATAGCGTTTCCCTTTCAACGCAGCAATTTCTGGAGACAGTCCACCTACTGCGGTTCTTTTAGACGTACATACCGCAGTTAAAGGTAATTCGCCTTTGTATTCACCTAACACTTTCGTCATCAATGTAACCAACACTGATTTACCGTTACGGCCCCCTCCTAAATAGTTGTTGAAGGTTTGATTCATAGCCGTGCCTATAAGAGTGGACGCTAAATGCGACCACATGTAGTCAAGAAGTCCAGGATCTTTTGGGAAAAGTTTATTCATGAAATCATGAATTTCTTCTACTACACTAGAATCTTTGTCCGTGATTGGATAATAATTGTATTTTGTACTGATAGAGATATAGTCGTCTGGTTTACCATCGCGAAATACACCCGTACTGAAATCCCATACTCCATTGGCACAGCATAATAATTCGGGATTTGTGTCGATTTTATTATTGAATTCTTCGTCATAAAACAGATCTTTTGCTTCTGTCATGATGTTTCTTTTATCAGAGGTTCGCCCAAGCTTGGCATATATTTCAAACGCTTTTTCTTGACGCGCTTTTAAAAACTTGTATTTCGGTTCTTCTTCAGATTCCATTTCGGCCAATAACACGCCCAAATCCATTAATTTTTTACCATAGAGTGAACGTAAATCAGTCGAGATAATCATTCGTAAAGAAGTCCCCGAATCGTTTTTAATCCATCTATGGTTTCTATATTGATACCATGTGTTCGATTCAATATCTGAACAAACAAACTCGTCTTTCTTCATTTGACGAAGAACTAACGCCAAATCATAGTCAGTGGCCCCCTGCGATTTTTTGTCAGAAACAGCGAACTCTGTAAGACCATTATCCAATGACAAGTCTAAATAATATTCTAGAGTATTTTTACGGACTTGATTAAACTTTTCAGGAGCATCTGTTTTTGACCAATAATAGATCGAGCGAAAGGTCAACCCTTTTCGTTTGTAATCAAACGTTTGCCATTGTTCCCACATTTTCTGAACGTCTTCAGTAAATGAGAAGGTGCTCATCTGAGCACTAAAAGCCAACCAGACAATGAAAAGAGAATAACTTGTATTTCGCAAAGCACATCCTACAGAAAACCATTCATTGTATGAGCCTTTATCGTAATATTTGGGGGGTAAGGTCATAGTGTAAGCATATGCTTCATACTCCTTATATTTCTCAGGTGGAATATTGTCCACATATTGTTTCAATGCGTCGTCTAATTGTTCTTGCGAACGAATAGCGAGAGGGTCGATGGATGTCGTGATAAATGTGTTTTTGATTTGTGTATTTGACGTAGATATACGTTTTGAAGTGTGATTGCCTTTCATTGCGTTATATTCCACTAAGAACGAGTTTGTCATAAAGGGTTCATAATGATTGGGATATCTAGCCGAGAGTTTATAAATGTTGGTTTCCATATCAAAAGTAGAGGCATCCGCAAAAACCGTAGAAAATTCTTGGTCGGTTGGGTCAAAGGTAGACGTGTATATACCTGTAAGACGATACGCTTCGTTTCCCGGTTTTCTCGACCCTACTAATTGCCAGTTTGTACCCCCTTGACTAATACCTTCGTCAAACACTTTGTCCCACGTATTGATTAGTTTGAGTTCGTCTGCGTCCCATACATCTTCGATTTTTTCCAATATTTTTTTACGAATAAGTTGTTGTGTAATATGGTCACATTGTATTGTAAATATAATATGAGCTCCATCTTTTGTTATATTGTCATTGGCTAAACGATTCACATTCGGTTTTTGGAATATATAGGAGTAAATGACGGACGTCTCGTCAAATTGAAACACCTCTTTAAACACGGCTAAATATAGATCATTCAGGTCGGAAATATGATCTGCGTTATATTGACGGGTTGTGATGGAATAGTCATGACGTAAATCCACATCAATTAGAATCGGGCCTTTCTCTAATTGTGTTTCTGTCAAATATTCTGGTTGATTTTTAACAAATACTTCGCGATAATACAATTGGAGGAATTCTTTATATTTGTTATCTGGTATGGAGTATTTCCCACCATAAATCTCTAGTTCTGTATTACCAATACGTGTATTTGTAATTTTGACAGAAGTGTCTCCTCCTGATTTTTGAATCCGGTGTTCTTGTATAAATTGATTATATTTTTTGTCTTTTTTATAGTCTGTATGTTCGGTATGTATGGCTTTTTTCATAGTTTCTTTATTAGACTTCATTACTTTATATAATATGATATTTTTAAGTTTTTTAGTTCAATTTTTTCAGGAAAAATACTATATATAGTTTTTACACTATACATGCTCGACGGTTCTATACATGCTCCACGGTTCTATACATGCTCCACGGTTCTATACATGCTCCACGGTCCGGCCTATATGTGATTGAATTTCGATATCTATATGACGAACCACTGATACATCGTGGGTTGAAAGGGTTATCATAAAGATAAATACTTTGTAAGATAAAAAGGACAAAAAATATATATTATATTATATTTATATAATGAATGAATAATGATGTATATTTGTTTTCTGTTTACAATATTCACAGACGTAACCATAATAACCTGAAGGATACACAAAATACTACACATACATCAAGAGAAAATCAGGTAGAAACGGCGAAATCCCACCTCTTCTCAATGAAAACGCCCTCTTCGGGGAAAGTGATAAGTGAGGAAGATTACGCGGTTTTCACATCTTCCATGCGAATGAGTGTAAAAGAGTCTTCTATTTCAAATGCTACAGATTCTAAAAAAAAGGATACACCACCCATTCGAATCCATAATACAAAAGAATATTTCGAAAAATTAATAAAACACAAAAATAATATCATGCAATTTACAAAAAATTCGCTTGAATATCCTATCGATTTTTGTTTTTCAAACGAACTTTCTTCTGTAAATTATAATAAAAATAATATGAACGAAACATTTTTATCTTTTACAATGGCTTGTATCGAATATTTTGAAAATGATTCATACAAAAATAATGAAAGGGAAAATAAAAAAGAGAACGAGGATAAAAAAGAGAAGGTCGAAAAAAAAGAGAACGAGGATAAAAAAGAGAAGGTCGAAAAAAAGGTCGAAAAAAAGGTCGAAAAAGAAAACGAAACCGATGAAACCGACGATTATCTATTTGACCCATTTACAAACATGAATTAAGATATTTCTTTGTTGTCATATAGGTAGAATTCTTGGAAATCGCAGTAAAAGATAAAAATATCTATATAAAATAAATGAAAAAGAGATACACAACAAAGAAAAGAAATACAGAAAATAAAACAAAAAAGAGAACTATGAATTGCAGTCCAATCGTTAAAAATAATAAGGTCGATGTCGACAGTTGTTTTACGCCTCAAATCGTAATGAATATCCGCAATGAATACAATAAAAATCATCCAGAAAAACAAATTCTAGAAAGAGAACCAAAACGTGTATGGTGGGCATTAAAAAAGAGGTTTCTCTGTCATAAAGAGGATTGTATATTAGATGAAATAAAAGACCCTGTCATGAAATCGCGTATTCGCCGTTTTATTTTTGCTCCAAAACAGCCTCCCGAATGGAGTTCTAATCCCGATGAATGGCTTTCAAACTATGACATCGAAAATGTAGCCAAACAATATGAAATCAGTCATCCCGGATTCAAATTAATTGGGCCGACTATGATTGATTTTGACACTCGTTTGCCTGAAATGGGAGGGAAATGTGTTTTAGAAGATCTGTGTAAATTTAATTTAGCGAATTTCATAGAAGCCAAGATAAATAAAATAGGAATTGTGTTTAATTTAGATAAACACGATCAGTCTGGTTCTCATTGGGTTTCGTTATTTATTGATATTGAAAATAAATATATCTTCTTTTTTGACAGTGCGGATAATCCTATTCCGAAAGAAATATGGAAAGAGACGGTAAGTGAAGGAGAACAGATTCCTTTAGTCAATCGCATAATCGATCAAGGCAAGGGCGAGGGCATTCATTTTACGTTTTATAATAATAGAGGGAATCAACATCAGCGGTCAAACACAGAATGTGGTATGTATTCGTTGTTTTTCATAATTACTATGTTGACCGGTGAAACTCCATTCACAAAAGGTGTATTATCGTTAAAAAAACGTAGAGAACTTTTTTTGAAAAAACGCATACCCGATAAAACGGTGTTTGGGTATCGTAATTTATATTTTAACAATGGGTAGAATCCAATGGAAAGCGAACGATGTAAAAGATAAAATATGTACAATAATATTATAACATATGCCAAAAAAAACAAAAATGATATATAAAAAAAAGAGCAAAAATAAATCGGTTAAAAAAAGGGGAAAACGCGTATGGATGTATACCATTGGGAAAGTGTCCGTCGTTTATGTCACGCCTAGATTACATATTCAACCGAGCCCAATGAATGGAATGACGGGAGGTGCTCAACCAGAAATGAATAAAGAATTGGCTTTGAAAATTATGAATTCTATTAAAGAACAAGCTAAAAACAATGTTTCGGATAAAGAGTTGGAAATCATTGAAAAAACATTGAATAAACAGGATGTGTGTGAACCAAAACCGGACACATTATCTCAAGCCACGGGTTCCCTCACTTCGATGTCCTCAAAAGCGTTTGATGTAATGAAAAATAGTTCAATGTCTCTTGGAAAAGTCTTATCCCCGGTGGTTACGGAAGATGAAATGGGTCGCCGTCGGAATGATCTGAATATCCAAATGTTATGGTACCCTCGTGTAACCGATCATTATAAAAAAGGGAAATCATTCGCAGAACCGAAAGATAAAATTAGATATGGCGATTTTATGATTTATGTAGAACCGGAAAAATATGCGGATACATATTCATACCTATCAAACACCACAAATAGTGTGGAAGATTTATTAGCAAATATCTTAAACGGGTGTACTGACGCGTTATGTCTTAAAGGGAATGTTACGCCTGAACCTTATAAACACACGGTTTATAGTATCCATAATTATCAACCGGATGCGGATGATAAATCCTTACAAAAAACGGCGATTCAATATAAGAAATAGGGGCGTGTAAAAATATAAAGATAATAATAACATAATACTATGTCATTATTTATTTCAGTGGAAAATCAAAATCTGTTGTATGATATGATTCATAAAACGGCGGAAATAAAAACGGTGTTCTCAACGATAGATGAAAAAAATGTATGGTTTCGCGATGTAATACGATCATTTTTCAATCAATTGCCTCCCGAAATTGATCGAGAAAGATTAAAACAAGTGAATCGCGAGACTTTGGGATATATGGTAAATTATTTAAAAAATAAAAATACCGAAAAACAACCGCTATTTCAAGAAAAACCGCTAACCGTATTAAAAAGAGAACAGCCGATTGAAGCCGCCCAATATACTTCTTTTTATGACATTCCAAAACCGAAACCGATTGATTTTTCAGAGAAATTGAATGACGATATTATTACGAACATGGATGAATTAATAGAACAGCAAAAAAAGATGCGAGAACGTGAATTACAAGAATATGCGCCTCAACCTCCTCTACAAAATCCGAGTGTTTCTCCCCCGGTTCTTCCCGAACAAACCAAACTCAAGATTTTAGAAGATTTGCCAAAAACAGCCATTCAAGAAAAACACGTTCATTTTTCGGTTCCTTCAATGGAACAACGAATGACTGCGATTGAAAATAAAATAGATACCTTATTAGAAATATTTCGTTCTTCAAGATATCCGGCTGTAACTAGTCGGCTCGACCCACCGCGTTCTTCAAATGGGTTGAATGAGGCATCGTATCAGGTGGAACAGCGAAATCCATTAATGATTGAGGATACATTGTCAAATAGGATAGATGCCGAGAACCACTCCGTTGAAATTATAAAACAACTTATTAAAGAAAATGTATAAAGAAATCGGGTCATACAACATACATAAAATGGACGAAATATTAAAACATGTATTGTATATTAATTTAGATTATCGTACAGACCGATTAGAACATGTCTCCAAAGAGTTTGAAAAGATAGGTATTTTAAATGGGGAACGATTTCCGGCAATTAAAATGAAAGTCGGGTATATCGGCTGTTCATTAAGTCACATAAAATGTTTAGAGTTAGCTAAAACGCGCGACTGGCCGTTTGTTTTTATTTGCGAAGATGATATTACCTTTACGAATCCGACTGTTTTTCTGAATAGTTTGCGAATGTTTGTTGAATCGGGTATTTCGTGGGATGTGTTAGTGGTCGGTGGTAATAATTGTCCTCCATTTCAAGTTATCAATGAATATTGCACTCGTGTTCAAAATATTCAGACAACTACGGGATATATTGTCAGAAAAGAATATTATGATGTATTAATCCAAAATTTTAAAGAAGGGCTCAATCATTTATTGAGAGAACCGGATAAAAAAAAACAGTATTGTATTGATATTTATTGGAAAGAGCTACAAAAAAAAGATCGATGGTATTTATTGACACCTTTGACAGTGATTCAATATTATGATTATAGTGATATTGAAGAAAAAGTAACGGACTATAGTGCGTTAATGTTGGATTTTGACAAACGCGAATTCATAGAGCGATGGATGAAACAAGAAAAGAAGAAAGAGAATCGGTTTACAATGAAAATTTAGTATAATAATTCGTTTATATATGCCTTTTACACCTTTTCTCATTTATTACGTAGTCACTTTGTAGTGAACACCTAATGTATAATAAACATAAAGATTATTATTATATAATACTATGATTATCAGGTATTTATCCGATTTACATTTAGAATTTATTGAACCAAATAAAATAGAACAATTTATTCAAAAAATTCCATCTGGCATTGACGATGAAATATGTATATTAGCAGGAGATATCGGTAATCCATATCAATCCAATTATACTATTTTTATGGAGTTTATAAGTAAAAATTTCAAAAAAACATTTGTCATTTCAGGAAATCATGAATATTATAATAAAACAAAAACGATAGAAGAAACAAACGTCTTTCTAAATGAATATTTTAAAAAATATGATAATATTCGTTTTTTGAATAATAGTTATGAATTGTATGATGGTTATTGTTTTATTGGAACTACATTATGGTCTAAAATTACAAATCCAAGATATAAAATAAATGATGTAAATGAAATTCCTAATTTTGATTATATTAAATATAATCAATTACATGAAGCAAGTGTCTGTTTTTTAGAAGATGTTTTACAAAATAATAAGAATTGTATTGTTATAACACATCATTTGCCTTCCGATTCATTAACTCATGTAAAATATAAAAACGAAATGTTATTGCCATATAATCAATGGTTTTGTTGTCATTTGGATGAATTGATTGAAACCAACAAAGATAAAATAAAATGTTGGATATATGGACATACTCATATGCCATCGAATGTTACAATCAATGGAATACCATTTTTATGTAATCCGATTGGTTATCCAAATGAAAATGTAAATGTAAATTTTCAATCAAATATTCAAATCGGCGTTTAACTTCATAGAAACCGGTACATATAGACTGTTTGATATTCCATATGTATCTTTCTATATAATTCATTACATCTATTCCGATATTTAACCGCCGAAGAATTACGTTATCTTTGGATGGATGGATGGATGGGGTTATCCTTGAGTCAGGGTTAAAAACGAGGCCATCACTTTTTTATTTTTTTCGGCGTATTCATTGGATTTGAGTGTAGCCGCATATTGTTTGGCGGCCATTTTTTCTTGTATTAGTTGTTGTTGTTGTTCGAAAAATCGTTCGTGTTCTGACCGATCTACATGATTTACATTGAGAGATCCTCGTTCTCGTTGTAAATGTTCCATGGATGCGTATTTTTTCGTGGCATCAAAATCGCGTTCGCTTACTGCTAATACGGTTTGATCTTTATGAACTTTACGCAAATCGTCGTATTTTAATTTACCAAAAGGGTCACATGATACATAAGAATCCTCGTCATTGTCATAAAGGTGATTGTATGCTGGACCGCCGGATGACATGGTTTTAACCCCTGTATATTTTACAAGTGTAGATGTTTTCTGTTTGATATGATCAATGGCTTGCGCTAAACCCGCGGTTGATTTCGGGTCGTCGTATTCAAATAACGGGTCGTTTTTTTGAAACCATTCATTCACATTTTCTTTCGGTTTTTCGGCAATAGATACAAAGAGTTCGTTAAATTTGTTTTGAAATTCTCGTTGTCCCATTTCGTGAATCGTTTTCTCTATGGTCTTTTTATTATGAGAATCATTTAAAGGTGAATATATTTGTTCTGTGGATGGTACGGGAGTAGTTATTTTGTTTGTTTCTTCGTAATACTGGTAAATGATTTCATACGCTTTTTTGTAAAAAAGGAAATAATCGGGGGGTAACCTCGACTTGTCGGGATGCATTTTAAGAACCATCATTTTGGCCCGTTTCATTTCTTCGATTGTAATCGTAGACGACAATTTAAAAAGATCTAGTAATTCTTGGAATGAATACATTTTAATATTAAGATTATGTGATTTTGGTTGCATAGAACACGCCTTCATTTGTATTACAATCAGACAAATTATCTTTATGACAATACGCGAGTTTCAATATATACCAGTGAAGATTATGAAAGAGTAGGCCCAAAAGGGGGTGCTTGGTTTCAACACATTACTGGTAAATCATTTGAAGCCGTAAAGGGTCTAAAAAGGTGTGAATATATATATATAATAAAAATGTTTAAAGGAATGACCTATACTACTATAGATAAAACAGTAGTCAAACCAATGTCTATTCCTGAACCTCTATCCCCCAATGTCATCACCGAAATGTCTAAAGAAGATTTCGGTCAATTGTTACATAATGATTCCGTTAATATAGTAATAAAATTTGGAGCAGAATGGTGTGGGCCATGTAAAAGGGTTGACCCCCTTGTTCATCAATGGATGAATAAATTACCACCATCGATTCAAGGCGTTATGATTGATATTGACGACAATTTTGAATTATACGCATTTTTAAAATCTAAAAAGTTAATAAATGGTGTCCCGACGATCATGTATTATAAAAAAGAAAACAAAACGGTTGTACCCGATGGGGTAGTGGTAGGTGCGGATGAATCCCAAATAAATACGTTTTTCACAAAAATATTGTCTTACGCCTAATAAGATGGCCGACTCTTTGTGGATCGACGTTTAGAATGAAAAAAAGGTGTAAAAAAAAGAATATAGAAACAATGTATATATAGTATATATAAGATGAGAGTTTTGTCTGTTTTACTGGGTCTTTTATCGTTGGTTCGTGGTGATATGCATGAAAGAAATGGATGTATTTCTTTTACAGTAAGTCCTGGAACGGGTTGCGCATGGATGTGTCAATATTGTTCTACCACTCTAGGTACAAATAACTATTATTTTACAGATGGTGTATGTACATATGAGCAAGGACAAGGTTGTGTAGGTAATCCATTTTCTGGTAAGATGTACACTTGTTGTTCTACTTCCACCTTGTATACTCTTGAACATTTATAATGAGAGGGTCAGTCAAATACATTTTTTTTCAACCTTTTCGAATCATAAAGGTTGAAAAAATTTTACGTAGAGGAGGATCATGTAACTGTCAAAAAGTCGAATGTTTGATTCCATTCTATTGTATGAATGAAATCTATCATATAGGGTAACACTTTTTTCCATAATGGGTCGTTCTCTAGTTCCATTATCCTATAGGGCGATATATCCATTGAAGTCGGTTTACATATATTTGTTAGATGGAAGTAGATGCTATAGGACGGTTTATATAATATCGAATACAAATGATGGATGTATCCAAACCATTGATAAAACGTGTATTTCCTTTTTGACACTAACTGGGGTATTTTATGAAACAGGTCTATTTCAAGACTCGCTTCTTTATCATTTGGTGAAATAAATCGTACAAAATTAGCGACGATTACATTTTGACAAAGTGATTGGTCTACTTTGTCAAACAACGTTTTCAAAACTGTTTCAATGGAATGTTCGCTTATGTCAAAAAGGAATAACTGGATGGGTTCGTTGGGTTTCGGTATTTTTGTGGTTGTTGGAAAAAAATCGATTGCTATTGCTAGGGTGGGTTCTTCTCTAGAAGAAACGAAAGACGGTACCATTTGATAGAATGCGTTTGTGGGTTTATTCAATGAAACTACAACGTCTTCATTGTATTTTGAACCAATCGAAATATAAATATATTTATAAATGGAGAGTTCGGGAAGTTGATGTAGATGTTGGATAATCATAATATAGTGTGTTAATTTGTTATTTTTTAGGTCTTTTTTTGCGTGTGTTTTTTCTTTTATTTCCGCCAGTACGGTTTTCTTCGTTTTCCTCCTGTGGGGATTCGAGTGTTTGGTCTTGCGATTGGTCTTGCGACTGGTCTTGCGATTGGTCTTGCGATTGGTCTTGCGATTGGTCTTGCGATTGGTCTTGCGATTGGTCTTGCGACTGGTCTTGCGACTGGTCTTGCGATTGATCGCTCGAATCATTATAACTCTCCATATTTTGCTCTGGTTCTGATTCCTGTGTTTCATTTGTTTGTGAATATGAATCATCATCGGATGAACCCAGACTAGCCATTTGTGACAATGGTGATGACGGTTGGTCTGATTCTTGGTCGGGTTTATCTTCTTCTACTACACTTTTCTCTATGGCTGTCATATAGGCTAATACTGCGATTGTAGTTGTTATCATACCATATGTAAAAACAGGAGCATTACCGATAGAATCAAAATATCCATCAAAATATCCGTTTGTAGGCATTTTCTATATTATATATATATTTATCTAATACTCATTTTTTACATTCTAAACACCCAACGGGCTCTCCCCCCCAATGACAATGGTGGGGTGGGGTGGGGGCTTTGACCGTCATTCGGTAACTTTGTAACTGATAAAATTAGTCCTCAATATGGATTTCCCAATCGTCCATTAATCCACCGGATTTAATTCGCGTGGATTTGATTTCATTCGGTAAAATATCTTGAACAGACTGATTTATAATTTCATTCCATTCTATATTTGAACTATCCATATGATTACATTTTTCTAGTTTTTCGATTTGTTCTAAATAATGATAAAACAATATAATACGATACATGTCTTCGCTGGTTTTTTCAGTTGGGTATCTCTCGTCATACCCTTTTTTATTTATTGTATTGCCTGCTATAAATGGATCGAATTTATTTATACCGCCGAAATTTCGAAACGTGGCGTCTTTCTCAGACGTCATTTCAAATAGTTGGTGTTTCCATTGATTTTTGCGAGGGGTGGAATAGTTGGTGTTACACTCTGTCAAAAAACAATCTACGGAGGTTATGATAAAAAATATTATATATGTACATAAAACCATATATAATATATGATAAAGTTTCTAAATGATTATAGTGAATGGATATTTTACACTGTGGATTCAATTGTGTAATGTGCGTTTTGCGATACTATTTTTTTCATTCCATTTTTGTTTAATAGAAGTAGAAAGTTCGATTTTAAAAAGTCTTTCGAATTCTTCTGGATTTCTGAAAAATAATTTTTTACATTTGTCGTCTGTTCTATACACCAGATCTTTTACAGTAAAATATAAATCTTCTGATTTAGAACCTACGCGATGTTTTTCATAAATTCCTGTAGGAGGATTACGAATGTATCCATTATATGGACTAGAATATACGCGTACTTTTTTAAGTATTAACTTATTATCAGGAGTGGGTTCATATCTTTTAAAAGAGTAATAATCCGGATCGTTTAATCTGTATATTTCTTGGTTTTTTTTTCTTTCTAATTTTTCTGAATCAATTGTGGAAGTTTCAACACTTATATCTATTTCTTCATCAAATGCGGGATCATCGTGTAAAAAATCTTCAGTATACATTGGTATAATCAATCAAAGAGGTATCTATTAGATATTATATATAGTTATTATTTTCTATATTCTTTTTCGTAAAAAAAATAGAAGTATATATTAAAGAAGTATTATAATGTATCAATTACAAAGATCAAAAAGAGATGTCGAACGTATATTTGATATTCCTTCATTTACAAAATCCTCTTTGGAGACGTTACAACCACCTTTGGTGTCTCCTATTGAAACTTTACAAAAACCGGTTGAATCTTCTCCTTATATAAAAGAAAATATTTACAAAGATTTTTTTTTAAACTATGGTCGAACTATAGGAGAATCTTCTTCAAAGAACGAGTCTCCAATGTATGATATTAAAAAAGAAGAAGAAGAAGAAATAGATTCATTAAAAAAGGAGGTTTCTGAAATTAAAAAGGAAAAAGAATTATTAGAAAAAGAAGTTTCTGAAATAAAAAGTCAAAAAGAAAATATTGAACAAGAACTAGAAAAAGCGAAGGCCGCGGCGGCCGCCGCCGGTGAGGAGGAGGAAGAGGCTCCTGCCGAAGAGGAAGAGGCCGAGGAAGAGGCCGAGGAAGAAGAGGAGGAAGAAGAGGAGGAAGAGGAGGAAGAGGCAGAGGCCGCCGAGGAAGAAGAAGAGGAACCCGACGAATTTTTAGAACAGATAGAAGAAGAAGAAGAAGAGACCCCCATAGAAATTCCAGAAGATGATACAGAAGAATATCCAATTACAACATACGATTATGGTGACGACAGTTATTATATCGACAATACACCTTTTTTAGAGAAAATATTTTTATTTCCTGATGGAAAACATCCAATAGACCTTTGTATATATAGTTGTGTCAGAAACGGATGTATGCCATATGTATTGTATTTAACTGTGTATGATAAAACCAAAAATACACTTACATTTCCTTTGGCAGAATCCATCGTAATAACCGAAAACGATTCAGAAGAAGATATTCGAAATCGAACCATGGAGAACTTTAAGAACTCTATTTTCAATATTTTCCCCCCAAATGAAATCCAAAATCCGACCGTCAAAGAAGAACCTACCGATGTATTTTACCCTCAATTATTCAAAGGACTCTCATTTTCAGACGAAAAAATAACAATGGTATATGACGCAACACGTGTCCAAGTACCCGTTTCTAAAGACAAAGAATATTTCTGGGTAACTCCATATGAAATCCTAGTTCTCTATCAATATAAGAATATTATCATCGACGATTCGGTGATTTCATTCTTTCAAACCATCGCCACTTCTTCTGGATTTATCGATAAATCCTTCTATCAATTAAAACGGGTTTCCGATGGGTCTCTGGTTCCAACTCCCTATGTGATGTTTCCTTGTTCTCCATCTTCCTCTACTTCTTTTATATCCTATATTAGAGGGGATACTTCTATCACATATGAGAACATAGTAGAAACACCCGAAGAGGAAATAAACCTATTTATACCGACGATAAACCATCCAAAATACGGCAATTTTCCGTTCTTCTCTTCTCTTCCATTAGACAAAACAAAACTTCATATAAAACGATGTGCGGTCTTTGTTGATATAGATGATATGCAACCCACATTTTTAAATACTGAGAACCCCGAATTAATAGATCATCTTTATGACATAACGCAAGACAGACAGTTTACATCCTTTTCTTTTATAGAGAACAATATTCAATACTGGTGTATTAAATCGCCTCTTTATTTCTCAGAAATTTATGATGACCCAACTTATTTTCTACCAATTACATCTTTTACGGAATTCACTGAGGAAGAACTCCACCGTATAAAAGGGCCAGAACTAGAAAAAGAACCAGAACCAGAACCATGGACAGAAGACATGGACGATCATTCCAATGAAGGCAGCGAAATTTCCAATGAAGGAAGCGAGATTTCCAATGAAGGAAATAATACATCAGACGAAGAAGAGAACTTTTCAGATGAAAGCGAATCAATCTTGTCCGATACAGAATTCGAAAACGATGACTACAAACGAGGGTATGAAGCCGGTCTTAGAATGGGCTATAAACAAAAAACGGTGGAAGACGTTCTCCATCCTACTGAATAAATATAGAGTGAAAACTGATGGAAACCGGTTGATTCAACGCAAGTTCTCTATAATCATCTTTAAATATAGATATCAACGATACATATCCCATCCCCTTATCATCATATGATAGACCAATTAAATACGGTTCTTTCATAAGTTCAATGATGGACGGTTCACCGCAAAAAAAGCGGTTCTCCGGTAATCGAATCCGTCTTATAATCGAGAGATCTTTACAAACGACAAAACCCATGATTGTTTTGTTGTTTACTTCCCGTAAAATAATATATCGCCCCCATTTTAAAGGAAAATCCAGATTCAATCTTTCCAACACACTATTTTTCTTTATGACGATTTCTCCAGAGTGTCTTAAAGAAATATGTCTGTATTTGCCATTGATTTGAATCGAAGAAAAATCTATATCGTCATATACTGGAGCATATATGTCTATGTTCTCACCGAGTTCTACCTGACCATAATGAAAAATATAGAACGATTTGTTCGTTTTCCATTGGCGGGTCGTTTGTTGGATAGTGTCATAAAGAAATAAATAGGTCGGTTTACTGTGGTCGAATGAAATCGGGGGTCCTTTCATTTCTATAGAGAACTTCCATACAAACGGCGAATCTATAAAAAGGATTTTATTATCGGATACAAAAAAATCGTGAATCAACGGTACATAATGTGTCTTTATGACGGTCTTAAAGAATAGATTGAATATATTTGGTGTCAATTGAACATATGTCAAATGATTTTTGAGAACATCATAATCAATGCTATGAATTTTTACATTGTCATATTTCGAATGTCCTGAAAAATGGGTTAACCCGGGAATAATCCGTTTTTTCATAGTAAACAATAATTGGTTCTCTACATCTATATGAAGTTGATACGGATGATCTCTTTCAAACAATGCGAATATTTGATTGTTTGTTTTAAGGAAAGCCGTATTTGCTAGGCCTAATGTATTTGGGATGCAACCGATTTTGTTTAAAAGAACATATAGGGGGGTCATAAAGATATGTTTGGAGAACTTTCCATGCGTAGCTTCGTATAATAATTTTTCGGTTCTCACGAATTTTTTGATGAAGGTTATTTTGTCATGATTGAAAAACACGCCTTGGATGACTCCATCTCCTGTAAATAATTCATATAGTGACGTAACGGATGAAATATTTATATCGGGGCCAATAATACCGTAAAATCCTTTGATTTGTTTGAAAAGAGGATCATTGGACGGTTTTATTCTTGACCGTATTTCGCGGTGTTCGATTCGAAATGGTTGTAAAAAAGAGTGGATGGTTCCAATTAATAAACACAACAAGAGAACTTGCATAGACTTATTCTATACAAGTTTTTATATAGTTGTATGTATTGTTGAATAAAAATGGGGGGTCTTTGGCTAATCATCGGGTTCAACTAGTTGAATCTCCTTGTTTTCTGTCTCTTTATATTCTGTATGACTGATTTCTTCAGAGATAGAGTTCTCATATATAGGCGACGGGGTTTGATAACGAATATCATCGATTGGACTGTTGTTTACCATAGATTGATTTGTAAACACCGGATGGATACGTTCAATCCCATCTGATAGGTCAGATATAGATTCTTGATGGTGTGTTTCTTGTGTTATATTATTACTACTATCTACGCCTAAAAAATGGGGCGTATATATGGATTCTGATTTCGTATCTGAATTCGTATCTTCCATAATAGTTATTTTCAATTCTTTTAATAACGAATGATCTATATTTTGTTCTTTTAATTTATTTATAATGTCTTTATTCGTGGTTTTTGTATGATTCTGTGTATCTATTTTAATATCATTTGTAAGTTGACTGTTCATCAAATTCAATTTCATACTGAATCGTTTTAAATATTTTGTATGTGATTTATGAAAAAACTCCATATAGGTGACAAACAATAAGGCGCGTTGATTCATAACAACGGTATTGAATGAGAACGTATTCACAAAAGAATCAATATTTAGACCGATCTGATTTTTAGATTCATAGACTTTCAAATCGTGTTCTTTGTTTGTAATATAGTTATGTAAATACGTCAGAATAACTAATATGATTTCGTGAATACTTTGAATATGCTGAAAATCATATTGTTTAAATGGTTCTAAATCCTTGTATATCGGATAATTATCATTGATTTTTATGATTTCTTCCAATTTTTTATCCGGAATATTTTCATATGAATAGGCAACAATGATTTTGAAAAGTTTGTAATAATCACAATACATACGATTTATAATAAATAGAAACATGCGATTCATATCTTCCAATTCGATATCAATTAATTTTCCTTGAAAATGAAATGAATCCAGCGTAAAAACAAACAATTGTTCTCGGTTTGTCTGAATAAAATGGTCATACATAGATTTGATTTGTTGAATACGAGTTTTTAAAGTATGTAAAATAGAAATGTTGATTTCTTTTAAATCGACAATCTCACCGAATGAACTCTTTAAGACGGAAATACGTGTCTCCATTTAATTATCGGAAGAAAAAATGTCAAATATATATAATGAGTGAACCGCCCAAAGAAACCCAAGAACATTCGTCACAATTAGCAGTCACTAATTTAGAGAAATATGAATGGTCAGTAGAACACGAACATATTTTAGCAGAATGGGCAGATAAAGCAATGTGTTACCGTTGGCTTCATACACGCGCGAATGCCCTTTTTTCAAATTTAAATGCCTGGTATACGATTCCTTGTATTATTATTTCTACATTGGCTGGAACAGCCAACTTCGCACAAGCACGTGTCCCCGTAGAATACCAAGCATTATTTACCATGATTGTGGGAGGAATCAATATTTTAGGTGGAATTATTAGTACCATCCAACAGTTTTTGAAAATAACGCAACTGAATGAGGCCCATCGCGTCAGTAGTATTGCGTGGGACAAATTCTACAGAAATATCAAAATAGAACTGACAAAACATCCAAACGAGAGAATCATAGTGAGTCATATGTTGAAAATGTCGAAAGAAGAGTTTGACAGATTGATGGAAACGAGCCCAGTGATTCCCGACAAAATCATAACCGAATTCAAAAACTCTTTTTCTAAATCGGCCGACTATGCTGAAATATCAAAACCAGAAATATGCGATGTTCTCATTTCTACTGAAAAATTTAGGAATCCTTGGTATAGCGAAGAAAACCAAGCCAAAAAAAGAATAGAATTACTTCAGCTATCTTCTGAAACGGAATTCAAAAAGAAAATATTAGAACAGAAAAATTATTTAATGGTTCAGAATTTTTATAAGACATTTATAGATTTGAATAATCGAGAACCTATGGAATCTGAAGTCATGGATAATTTAGCTGAAGAAATCGATCCAGCCATTATCAAAAATATACTAACGCAAATCGTGAAAGAAGATACAAAAGTGTAAAATAATATATATTGTGTTAAATAACATAAAATAAAAATCCATTGATACTCTAAAAATGGATATTCCAGAAAAGTTTCCTGAAGTAATCCGTGATTTTTTAGCAGATTTATCAGTAACATTCCCCGAATACACGCATTTATGGGCTGAAGTGTATAATATACCCAACCTATATCAATATTGTTTGTCAGTCTATCCAGAGCGTTTTTTTGATATTTTGTATCAAAATGAAGAGATTTTTTCGCCGGAATCAACTACGAACACCTTATTTTTACCAAATGTGGATTTTAAAACGTTGTATTGCACAGAAGGCGTGAGTGAAACTACAAAACAAGCCTTATGGAAATATTTACAACTCGTCTTGATAACCATTATGGGAAATATTAAAACAAGCGCATCTTTTGGAGATACCGCGTCTTTATTTGAAGGAGTGGAAGAAGAAGAACTTCAAAAGAAATTGGCGGAAACAATCGAAGGACTCACCGATTTTTTCAAAGGGATGTCACAAAATGGAGAACAAGAGGGTATGGAAAAAGCATTTGAAAAAATGTTTGAATCGGAAGGAAAAGAAGAAGCGGGGGAGACACAACCAGAAGGAGAAATCCCGAATGCCGATGATCTTCATAACCATTTAAAATCCCTTTTTGACGGAAAAATAGGGGCTTTGGCAAAAGAGTTAGCCGAAGAAATGAGCGGGGACGTCATGTCCATGTTCAATGATGGAGATGAAGCAAAAAATACGAATGATATCATTAAAAAAATGATACGAAATCCAAAAAAGATTATGGAGATTGTCAAAAAGATTGGAACGAAATTGGATGACAAAATGAAATCGGGTTCGATTTCACAAGAAGAATTGATGAAAGAGGCAAGTGAAATGATGTCGAAAATGAAAGGTGGCGCTGGCGGTAAAGAATTTCAAGAAATGATGAAAAATATGATGAAATCTATGGGGGGAGGAAAAGGGATGTTTGATATGAACAAATTGAATACTATGATGGGGCAAAGCGCAACAAAAGATCGTATGAGAACAAAGATGGAACAACGAAAAGCACAGGCACAAGCACAGGCACAAGCCAATTTCATATTAGAATCCAAAGCACCAAATGAATTTGTATTTAAACTACCAGATGGAGGCGTTCAAGAAAAAAGCAAAGCTCAAGCTCCAATGAATGATGATTGGTTAGATGAACCAGCGGCTCCTGTCATAAAGAAAAATGCGGGTAAGAAGAAAGGCAAGGGAAATAAGAAGAAATAAAAATGCTAAGATATACTATATGGGGTTTTTTAAATATATTAATATACCAGTTTTTATGATAAGTTTAGCAATTGGTTTATTTTTCGTATATATTTATCAAGTCGAAAAACGGGTTATATATGTATATCCTCGTCCAGATAATATAGACTTGATTCAATATAAGGATGCTACTGGAGCTTGTTTCAAAGCAAAACAAGAAAAAGTAAAGTGTTCTAAAAGTGCGGTCAATATCCCAGCCCAAAATTAGCATGTTTTGTCGAAAACGATTCGATCACATGGATCTATATGACACGTTGGGGGGAGGGGGTGACCATTTTATTTATCGGTATGAAAAAGTAAATAGGTAGAATATGGCATCTAGTTTTGTATCTAGATATTATATAAAATGAATCTCAAACGTTTATTAAACACGCCTATCGGAGTGTTTTTGATTTCTGTTTTACTAGGTCTTGGTTTAGCTACCTTTTTTTATAAGGCTTGTAGTGGTAAACATTGTATAAATTTTAATGGTCCAATGATAAATGAAGTCGATGGAAAAACATATAAATTTGGCGAAGAATGTTATAAATATACATTTCATTCTGAACCTTGTGATAAAACAAAAAAGATCGTGAATCTTGGTTCTCCAAAACCGCCGGATTCAGAGAATCAATGAATCGACAAAAATCAAGAATGTCAAAAAGAAGAAATCCACTGTGCGTAAAATAAAAAAACAAAATATAGGATAGATATAACATAAAGATGTCAGAGAACATATCAGTTACACGTATAGTTGATTTACCAGAAGGCCCCTATATGGGAGGGGGGGCTTTTACTGCTCAAGGTTCTGGTGGGAATAAAATAGATTCCGGTAATTTTAGCAATACTTATTTACCGATGGATGTTCATCCAAATCCATACGGAATGCCACCGCCACCCCCTGGGGGTATATTGCCTCCCGAACATACACAAGGGAGAACAGAAAAATATCCAGTAGCAAAAGAAGGACTTTCAAATCAATACATACCCGAAGTTTCACAAAGGTTACCGCAACGAGATATCCCAATGAATACCATCGAACTTACACAGGATGAGCAAATTAAGCCAAATTATATTCCTCCGCCACCTAAATTAACATCGGATTATATACAAGAATATCAAGTGTCGCAAGATAGAAAGAACCGTGAATATGAAGAGAAAAAAATGGTGGAGAAAAAAAGAGAACATTGGTTAGACAAATTGCAATGGCCGGTTTTGATTGGGCTCATGTATTTCGTGTTTCAACTACCCATTGTAAACACCTTTATTTTTAAAAGGTTCTCTTTTTTATCTATTTATAAGGATGATGGCAATTTTAATTTAGTAGGACTCCTATTGAAAAGCGTTTTATTCGCCTCTGTATATTTGTTTATAGAAAAAAGTATAGATTTTTTAGAGTAATCCTTCCTTTCTCTTCCCCCCTTTTGCCGTGATGGATGGATAGTATGAATTTATAATTTATATTTTATGATAATTTCAGATGGATCTTGTTCTAAGACCGTTTCCAATTCCTCGATCGTTTCAAATAAACAAATATGTTGATTGATAAAATTCAAATACAATGTTATTAATTCGTTTTTAATTTGTTTATTCGATAAAATGTTTTTATGAAAATCAGAAAGGATATTATTTTTCTCTCTGGTTTTATCCGGGATCATTATAATACTAATGGTTCGCATACTATATAATTGGTCTAAACATTCAATCAACAGATATAATAACCACGTATGCGAATATGGATCTGTATGACTATTTTGCGCAGGATACGATAATTGGACGTGTTCAATATTATATTTATTTTCTTTGAAAATAGGTAATATGTTCTCTTCCAGATAGGTAATGTCATGAATGCTTTTGATACGTAACATAGAAGTTGGGTCAATAATGTATACATCTTGTAATGTTTTATCTAGTAAAATGATTTGATGATTCGCAATAACAAGTACAATGATACCCGATATTTGAGGATGGTTTATCATTTGTTCAATATAAGATTTGATTTCATATAGATCTATAGAATCAAATATTTTCATATATTGAATATTTTCTTTGAATTGTGGAAAATAATCCAACAATATTTTTTGTTGGATGTTTATATCGTTCAATAAAATACGAATGGATTCTTTTGCCCATAGAATGGATTTTAACATGATTTCCTCCTTTTTATGTTTTTCTTTATTTGTAGTCATAGCAGATTTATTCAAATAATAGGATTGTATGGCTTCCATGTTTGTATTTATCATTCTAATGAATACAAAAAATGTTTCAATTTTTTACACCCCCTCTGCCCATTTTTTCTTTTTGACCCATACAAGAGGGTTACACCGAATAATGAACAGGTGTAAAACGCACACATGTGAATGAATGTCACAAAGGTATATCTAAGGGGGTGTCATTCGGCGGGGGGGGTCTTTTCTACATTGCTCTATATAACAAACGCGGACCCTTCTTTAGAAAACAGTTCTTCATAATCCCCTAGATTTGTTTTTTCAGAGGTGGTTCCTAATACCGATAATATAAATCGCGATTCCCATATACACACTGGACTCGCATTTATTTTATATGCCCTATATTTATTAATATAATCCGAATGATTTGTTAACAGTTTACCACTTTCATCCACGGGGAGAACCACATTCCATTTTTTGGTAGGTTGTTTCAAGGTTTTAATCGACTGCAATGTAACCGTAGGTACAGACATACTAATCAATGATTTCAAGTTGGTTGTCATATTTCCATAGTATGGTTTGGTGTCCATAACCGTTATAAATTTCCCCTTTATTCTTTCTAAAGGCGTCGTCTCTTTCACATTCGAGACAAATCGGTTTGAAGTATTTATCTCTTGAAGAGCTTGTTCTATTTGCGAATTTAATTGTGTATTGAATCCCATCACTTCTTGAATCGCCGCTTTATCTGTTTCTGAAACCGGTTTTTTATACGCGGGTAAAATATGTAAGAAAAACGGATCCCCATTATTAGGCGAAGTCGGCGAAAAAGCATTTTCTTGGATACTTTGTACAAAATCATAAAGAGACACTGTTTTGTTTGCCGTATTTGTTAATGGTGAATAAAGAGAAGAGAACCCCACCACAGCGGTTTTAGATTCCGATAATTTGGGGTCCGTCCCGTCACTTACATAATCATAAAAAACATGAATTACAACATATCTGTATCCTAAAAACAAAGTATAATTCATCATTTCTATACTTATACTATCCCCATCATACCCTCCGCCATAAGCAGATTTGATATACGTTTCATTTAACGGTTTGTAAAGAATGTTCTTGTTCATATTCGCAATATTAGGAAGAAGAGTGTTTGCTTTTTGAATCGAAATCACCTTGGATGACTGAGGAGTGAAATTCTCGATCTCACCCGTTGTTTTATCCCCCTCGTAATTTTCAAAAGCATTCATAAGAATAACCCTTTGTGACAGCAGACGAAACAATATATAAGAAAACAATATAACAATCAGAAGGATCGCAATTTTTCTGTATATATCCATTAATATATGTATATAAAAACAAAAATAAAAAAAATATATAGATATTATAAAATTATGGCTGGAGGATTATTAAATCTAATTTCAACCGGAAACAATAATATTTTTTTAACAGGCAATCCAACAAAAACATTTTTCAAAGTAACTTACGCCAAATATACTAATTTTGGGCTTCAAAAATTTCGTGTAGATTACGACGGTTTAAGAGATTTACGATTAACAGAACCATCTTCTTTCAGTTTTAAAATGCCTAGATATGCTGAATTATTGATGGATACTTATTTGGTTGTAAATCTACCAAACATATGGAGTCCTATATACAACCCTTGTACAGAGACAGACAATCAATGGGCACCGTATGACTTTCGTTGGATTCGCGAATTAGGAACAAACATGATTTCAGAAATATCCATCACATGTGGTTCTCAAATCATTCAAAAATATTCCGGCGAATATTTACGAGCAATGGTTGAACGCGATTTTTCTTCAGGAAAAAAAGATCTATTTGATCGTATGACGGGAAACATACCGGAATTATATGATCCAGCAAACGCATTTACGCGACAGAACGCATACCCGTCTGCTTATTATATAAACGATACTACGACTTCCGAACCCTCTATTCGTGGTCGCACCCTCTATATTCCTATAAACACATGGTTTACACTGGATAATAGGTGCGCATTTCCAATGGTGTGTCTTCAATATAATGATCTATATGTGAATGTTACATTTCGTCCTATACAAGAATTGTTTCAAGTCCGTGATGTATTTGACACGGGAAATAATTTCCCATATATTCAACCGGACTTTAATCAACCCTATTTTAATATGTATAAGTTTCTACAGAGTCCGGTGAGAGATTTATCGAATCCAGAAGAATATCCATGGCCTATTACAAACAATATATGGAATGCCGATATACATTTACTATCCACCTATTGCTTTTTGACAGGGGAAGAAAGTCGTAATTTTGCGTCTGAAGACCAAGTTTATTTAGTCAAAGACGTATTCGAATATACGTTTAATAATGTGACGGGAAGTAAAAAAGTCCAATTAACATCGAATGGTATGGTTTCAAGTTGGATGATGTATTTACAAAGAAATGATGTGAATATGCGTAATGAATGGTCAAATTATACGAATTGGCCGTATCATCAAATACCGAGTGATATTCAGTTAGCGTCGGTAGACCCAACCACGAATTATGGGCCCGGTATAAATAATATCGGTTCCTCGCAATTAAATACGGGTATTTTCGTTACTGGACAACTCGCCACTGAAAATCAAAAAGAAATATTACAAACCATGGCGATTGTATTTAATGGGGATTACCGTGAAAATGTGTTAGAATCGGGAATTTATAATTTTGTAGAAAAATATGTGCGAACAAAAGGTAATGCCAAGGATGGACTTTATTCTTATAATTTTTGTTTAAATACGGATCCATTAGAATATCAACCATCGGGAGCAATTAATTTAAGCAAGTTTAGAACAATTGAACTTGAAATTACTACATACGTACCACCATTTGACATACAAAATTCACAATACAATATAATATCCGATCCGAATGGAAATCCCATTGGAACGAGTAAATTAAATTGGCAATTATTTGAATACAATTACAATATGAAAGTATTTGAAGAAAGATACAATGTATTGTCCTTTATAGGCGGTAATTGCGGTATGCTGTATGCCAGATAAATCATATCATAATATATACTATTTATATATTATGGAAGAGTCAGAAACAAAATGGAATACACCTTTAAAAAATTATAATTATGTTCCACTAGATGTTCAATTACAAAATCTTTATTCCTATAAACCGGGTTATAAAGAGGGATTTGACATATTCAGTAGTGATTATTTTAGAGATGTATCGCGAAAAATGCCCAAAAATTCGTTTTTAGAAAAAATCATAAAGAAAATTATTGATTTTTTAAAAAAATTATTATCCAGTCCTTCCGCCTACCTCGACAAAGCATTAGAATCCGTCATAAAAAAACTGTTACTGTTACTTATGAATCGAGTAGAATGTGATGTGTATCTTGAAAAAAATAAATACAAGTTGAATACAAATAAAACAGCGAATACATTCACTTGGGCAAATGGAGAGTTAGGGCTATTGAACGAAGGGTTTTCTATGACGAAAACTCCCGATTTAATCAACACGATTCAATCTTTTATGGAAAATCATATAGAAATTGAAGAAGAAGTAGCGCTCATTAATTATTATATTCGCGAATTAAATTCATATGAAAAAACCCTCGGCAGAAATATGAATTCAGATGAATTGTTTGTATTTAATAACGAGTTTGATAATAAATTGGCGAGTGACTCCGTCATACAGACCATCGAAACCATCGCCAAAAATATAAAAAAATCTTCGTACAAAAACTCTATGAGTGATTATTTATTATATTTACAAAAGGATGCGCGGTTTTCCTTCAATAGTACAAACGAAATCCAATTTTTTCTATTGAATACCGACCATTTTCCATTTCCAATCGACCAAGAAGGCTTTTTTATGACACAAGAGTATGATAGGAAGGCCGCGAATTATATAAAAAAATTAGAAGATTTATTAGCCTTTCCAAGCGTTCCTCCTCTCCCCCCTCTTCCCCCGGATAAAATGGAATTCCTCGACCCAAATTATGCCTACACCACCAATCTAGAAACCCAAAAAATCGGGTCTATCGCGTCCTATTTAAAATACATTAGTATATACTTTTCGACACTTTTATATTACAAACAAAACCAATATAGTAATTTAACCTACCCCAGCATTCAAGCCAATTTTTGTTCAGTATACCTCACTTATTTAAACGCCGTAGAATTTCAGAAATACCGTATACATAGTTCGTATTTAACACAATACGAATTAGCCATGTTCAACCATTTATTTTTCATTTGTATTCAACAAAATACCGTTTCATCCAATATTTATAACATTTCAAAATCTTCGGAAAACACAGGAATAATAATTATGACCCCCTCGGATATGTATATCAATCTATCACCCGTTTCTATTTACAATATCATCAAACAATTTTGTGCTGAAATAAATAATCGTGTGATTTACCTGTCAGACACAACGTTTGACGATTACCAACCTCTTCCATTAGATTCGAAACTGGTTATACCAGAACAATCCCCTACAGATATGTCAAACAATGTCATCCTATTGAACGATTACATTCTAAATAATAGCTCTTATACAATAGATGTTCCTGCCGAAATAAGAGAATATTATATTCCAGACGGAACCGCTGAATGCGAATCACAAAAAAAATCGCTAGACAATGAAGCCAAAAGATACGCAAACATAATCAAATATGAGATCTATCGTATGCTTACCATACCCATTATTTTGTATATTTTTTATAATTTTTACTATTTGTTTTTCTTTAAAGATTGTTATTCGCCGGTTTATAACACGGATGAAAACGGAACAAATACGTACAAACACACATGTGAAGGAGGAGAAAAAGGCGGGTGTTTTACGCCGAATTACCCCGACTGGGAAACCATCTTCCATTCGATTGAAAGTCACAAAAGCGATTACATATTCGAATTCATATTCAAACCCATCAAAATGATATATACACTATTTAATTCCTTTAAGACTATTTTTCGCAAACAAACTTTTGGGATTGTCTTAAAGGATGAAGTGCCCTATCTCTTTTTCCTGTTTTCATTCTATTTTATTTATAATTTTTTAGAAAGGAATGGTGGTATGATTATCATGGCATTGACCGATCTCATTCAATTTAAAACGCCGAAGATTCCTTTTGGCAAAATGGGATTAGATACCTATTGTAAAACAATCATTATCCTTTTCTTTTTAATGGCGTTTTTTAATAAAGTCACCGGTATTGTTCTATTAGACTCCTTTAAAGAATCATTGAATGAAACAAAAGAACCCGAACCTTCTGGTCCTTCTGGTCCTTCTGGTCCTTCTGATTCTTCTGGTCCTTCTGGTCCTTCTGGTCCTTCTGGTCCTTCTGGTCCTTCTGATTCTTCTGGTCCTTCTGATTCTTCTGGTCCTTCTGATTCTTCTGGTCCTTCTGAAAAAGAACCTCAACCAATGAAAACCGGAGGTGCCATAAATATGAAATCCATGGCAAATAAAGCATTTGAAACGTTTAAACCAAAAACCAAGGAAGAAGAAGGAGAACAATCTTGGTTAACTTGGTTAATGAACCCTCTACCAGGAATATTTATGTTTGTCATAAAGTGTATAGCTCTTATTCTTTTTTGGTTGTTTAAGTTTATCATTTCATTGGGTATGGTAGGTCTGTCTACATTCATTTTTGTGATCTATTTTATTTGGAATCTATTGTTTGGCATGTCTTCGTTTACAACTCCCATTCAAAGTGTTTCATACAAGATCGATTTAATGTATCGTATCATGTATACCAAACTTTGTGACAATGATAATGACGGTATTTTTAAATATATAGCCAAGTCCATGATATTTTTTTGTATTTATTTTTTAGTTGAATTTATAATTGTTCGGAATTTAATGCAGAGTATGGATACCTTTTCAAATATGAAAACTCCTCCCTATGGTAATTCTAGTAATAACACCTCTGTAAAATCATTTATGTTGATCCTTTATGCCATTATCATTTTATGTGTAGTTATATGGAGTACTTATAAATTTAAATTTAAAATGCCTATTATTGTAAGCGCATACAAGAATAGAAAAACACCGGATGATACATTAGACAAACGGTTTCGTTATGAATGTTCAACCAATGGAATTTATGAAGAAGAAAGTAAAAATAGTTTTATGAATGTTCTTATGAATAGTGACCGTATAAATAAAATGTTTATAGATGAATTTAACGCAAAAACGGAGGGCATCAAACCCCCTTCATCGTTGAGCAGTTTTATAAACAAAATTGGAGAATACAGTGATAAAATAAAAGATATTGGTAATTCAATGAAAAATTCGGTTTCAAATATGTTTACGTCAAAAAGAAATCGTATTTATCACTAATCCTATGTGATATAATGATATATACCAGTGAAGACCGCACCCCTTTGGGGGCTTGGTATAATTCTTCAACGGTCTATATTTCAATAAACACTTCGGGTGTTGTTTTTGATTTCATTGTAAAAACAACTTCTTCTTTTGTTTCTTTGGGTTGTTCGGGTTGTTCGGGTTCTTTTGGTTTTTCCGCTACAGATTGAATCTTTTTTATCATCTCGATTTCTTCTTTCAATGATTTATTTGTATTTTCTAATTCAGTAATACGGGTTAATAATGTACATACAAAGGTGTTTTCTTCTTGAGATGGAGGTCTGTTTTCTATATTCGAATCGTCCTCTTTTATCGTTGATAATTCTGGTTGTGCGATTCGTTTTTGTAAATTAGAAACCATCATTTCTAACGATTTATTCTTTTCAATGAGAGAATTTATTTGATGGATATAATTGTTCATATGTACGGCTGTTTCTTGTGCTGTAAGTTGTCTAGGTGGTTTTCCAGGTTCATTGAGGAGAATTCCTCCCTGTCCTTGAAGTTGGGATTCGTTTATTTTTCGTCGTTCTTCTTCTATTTCTGTAATTTGTTTTAATACTTCTGGTTTCATACAAGGTTCTCCAGGTGAATATGTCAATAATAATTCATGAACATCCTTTGTAAAAAATTGTTTAATAGAAGATTCAAAATCGTGTTTAATAAATTGCTCGATCGTTTTATCACTCGGTTTGAAATAATCATTTTGATTTTCCAATAATTTGCGTTTATCAAACGTATTATGTTCATGTGAGAACACTAAAATCGTTTTTAATGGGTCTAATTGAACAAACGGAACGGTATAGTTCTTTAAAAAATATTTTTCTTCCGCAAGAGCCGCGTGATTTTCATATTTATGATCTTTTAATAATTCTATACGAAACGCAAATGTACCCGCGGTTGAATGATTCGGTCCATAAGGTCCAGATTGATACATTTTATCTATATGTTTAAAATAAACATACAACTCACTAGAACCCGCACATAGTGCTTCGCGATTTTCGGTCAATTTATCTACTGCGTGACTCACTCGTTCTGGAGGATAATAATCATCATCGTCCATGTATACTACAATAGTCCCTTTGATTTTAGTATGCATATAATTACGTTTTTCACCCAGATTCATCTTTTTTTCTTCTCGGAAATATTTGATTTGTTCTATTCCGGACTGTTCTATTAAATCGCGAATACAATCTGTACCATCATCTACAATAATCCATTCCATTCTATTCTTGGGATAGGTTTGATTTTTAAAACATTCAAACATAATTGGAATAAATGGACGTCTATTAAATGTGGGAGTACATATAGAGACAAATGGATAAAATTTTTTACTTAATTTTGGTGTGTGAGGTGTGATTCTTCCCATATATATGTACTATTATTTAACGTCTATAAATCATTTTACATCTAATTATATACATTACTTGTTTCATTCTATAAAATGTTGTCAAATATACATATAATACATCATTTAGGAGCTACATTTATTTCGCATTCTACCTGCGAATTTATACCAGTAAAGATGTATCGATGAAATAAATTCGCGTGTATATATATATGTATACACGTAAACAAAATAAAAGAGATAAAAAAAATAAAAGGAACAAAAAAAAGAATCATACAAAAAAAATGGGCGGAAGCATTGCAGATAATTTTATTTTATTTTTAATGAATATGAAAAATGCTTTTACTGGTAAAATTGCCAATTCATTTTACAATATTTTTAAATTGGTAGGAGAAAATATCACATATATGATAAAACAGTTGTATGATTTTATACTTTATTTATGGAAAGATATCAGTACAAAAGGAATCAAATCCTCTTTATTACGAACTATTTTATTAATATTTGGAATCATCATTAGTTTCTATGTGGTTGGTGCTGGATTAACATCGACGGGAATCATCAATATTTTTGGCAACAATGGTATTGTATCTGGATGGATATCCTCCAATATAATGAACATAAATATATTCAATATCATTGGAGGATTATTTATGGCAGTCACACAGGAATTTGGTAATTTTGTGAATTTTATTGAATATTTATTTGGGTTCGAATATAATACGACTACACCCACGACGATCATATCCATTACATACACTATTTTGATAAGTGGCGCGATTAGTTTAGTCATGTGTTTTTTAAATGAATTTTTTATCAATGAAACCCGCGTCATGAAAATTATAAAGAAAAAGGGGAATCTTCCGATGGATGAAATCAAAAAATTGTATAATGAAGAAATAGAAAAAGAAAACGAATATTACGAGAAAGTGGTGGATAGAAAGAGTAAATTTAAAGAAGAATTACAGAAGGTCTTAGAGGAAAATAGAGAACTCAATAAAAAATTGATGTTTACCACTCTATTAATAACTGAATTAAATAAAATAAACAAAGATAATTTATACCGAAAGAAAATAGATGATTTAAGACAAGATAAAATAGAAATATCTAACCAGTTGAAGACGAATGAACAAAGTAAACAATATCTAAAGGATATTATAGAAAATCTCGACGGTACGCAATTAGAAATGAATGAAATCAAAAAGGCAGAGATGAAATTATTTGAAGCAAAAGAAAAATTGGAAAAATTGGAAAAAACAATCGACAAAAACGACGAATTCAATAAAAACGTGAAAAACGTGAAAAAAGAGATTCAATTGGCAGAAGCCAAGATAGAATCTTTAGAAAGGTCAAAAATAATAAATGAAATAAAAAAAACAAAAGAGTTGTATCAACCATTAGAACAAGTCAGCGATGAGAATAAAATAAAGTCGATCTATCCAGATATAAATAAGGAAATCAATACCATTTATAATGAAATCATACGGAAGTCAAATAGTGAGGAAATGAATATATTGGGGTCGAATGATAAAGAAAAGATCAAACTATTATTTAGTAAATATATTATCGAAACAATTCTTGGGAAAAATAAGGGGCAATATAAACTTCAATCGGATTACGGCGAAAACATAAACGAAATCGATACGGAAACGATTCATCAATTGTTTCAGAAAACACTGGTCACAAAGAATGATTTATTAACCGAAAAAATGATAATAACAAAAAAACTGGGTTACAAAGAATACAATAATACAGACGAAAGTAATTACATAACGAAAGAAGTCATTATAAATAGTGTTCTCGCCGATTTAAAAGAGAAATACAATTATGATTTACATAGCATGACAAATTCATTACAAGATACTATTGTGAATATAATACGACAAAATATACAAAACAGACAGTCAAAGACAGAAGTCAATACCAAATCTATTCTTTTGAATTATTCGGACCAGGCAAAACAAGAAGTCTTTGATATAGTTAAAAAATACATGTTAATCAAATTTCCCGAATGGAATGACATACTGATTAATAATCCTGTGTTTGACTATATTTCGGATACGGCTGGGAACATCGGGGGATTTTTTAATTACTATAAATATTATATTCCCAATTATTTTGGATATAGGTTAGATAATGAAGGTCAAACGGGAGGGGGGTTAACTCCAAATGAGAGTAAAAAAATACCTATATCTGAAAGAGTTCAAAAAATTTCTACCAAGAAATTATTACAAACCTTCAATTCTATTCCCAAAGAAAATATAGATAAGATCAGAGAACAGTATCCGGTCCAATTTTACATGGGGATGATCACTGGATTTGTTAAAGAGAAAGAAGGCGGTTATGAATTTACAGAAGAAGGAATAAAGTCATTGAAAAATATACTTCAACAGACGACGAATCTAATTGATAAAAATTGTCAGAAAGGAGAATTCTGTGCTAAATCGATAAAACATCAGAATTCCAATAAAAAACACAACAAAACGCAAAAATCAAGCGGAGAATTATCATATCACGATGCCGTAGAATTGAAAGATGTATTAGATTCTTTGAATTTTGTTCATAGGGCGTCGATTCATTCCGTTGTTCGAGAAAATACAGAGGACATTAAAAATGGCGGGAGAGGGAGAGGGGGAGGAGGAAGAGAGAAAGGAAGAAGAGGGAAAGTGGCCGATGTAGAAAAAACGGTAACTCATTTAAAAACCGAAGACGTGTCTTGGTTGAAAGAAAAACATCCGGAAGAATACGAAGCTGCTAAAAAATATGGATTGGTCAATGAAACCCATGAAATGACAAACCTATTTTCTAAAATCATCCAAGATAGTGGGAAAATCAATGGTATTGATATTTATGCTGAATATTACAAAGACATACCTCCACAATAAATTCATCAAAGAATGTCGTCTTCGTCCTCTTCGTCATAGATAGGCGTTTCTCGTTTTACATTTTTATCTAAATACCGATAGATTCTTTTGATATCTAATTTATCGATAGTCGTATTTTCAAAAATCTTTTCGATTTCACCAATGTTCTCTGTGAGTCCTCCATAAAATAATCGGAGTTCTTGAAAAAAGGCAATCAAATCTTTCTTGTCCATATCCATTTGTTGACATAAATGATAAATAAATAAAAGATTATTGTATTCCGTTGAATATTTTGTGAGAACCTTCGTAAATCGAACATCCCCATTATGTAACGTCTTGTTCGGAAACTCTTTATGGAAAATAGAATGGTTTGAAAACGTTTTTATGACAGAACTCATTTCGTTAAATTGCCAAATCTGATTCTGAAAAGTAATTCGGTCTATAAAATCGGCAAAACAAATATTGTCTAAAATTCGGAGATAAAACGGTATCACTTTATCATTCGGTTCATGCGATAAAATATCTACGATGTTCTCATGCCATAAAAGAGCGACAATCGTTCTATCCGTTTCGTTTATGACCTTATTATGTTCTGACAAAGGGAGTTTTTCGTTTAATAGCCGGCGTGTAATTTTTTTCGAATCTTCATTAAAACATTTTTTATGAAAAATATGATCAAATGATTCGCTCATTAATATATCCGGTTTTAAACGATACATTTTTTCAATAAACTCTATTTTCCTTAAATCACATTGTATGTATCTTACTATTTTATTTAAAACGGATTCGGTTAATCCGGGTATTTTACTTTGAATGATTTTAATGATCTGCTGATTCGTTGGCGGTTTTAATTCATAGGTATGACATACTTTCATAAGTTCTTTTATCTTTTTATCCACGTCGTAGTTTCCAATACATATAATGGGGTTCCTCGTCATGTGTTCTAATTTCTGTTTTTTCGTCTTTTTTTGACGGATGAGTTTGATTAATGCCGTAATCCCGCCCTTATCCCCATTATTCATTCCGTCGATTTCATCCATGATAATAGCGATCTTCTTTGGTTTTCCAGCCATCATTTGAAGAACATTTTGAGAACCCATATTATTGGATGTAATCGTATCAATCAGAGATTTATTGCGAACATCTCCCGCATCATATTGAACAATATCATAATTTAAACTCTTTAATACGTCGTTTACAAATCTTGTTTTTCCACATCCAGGAGAACCATAAATATAAATCCCTTTTTTGAATTGTATGTTTTTACAGTTTTCTTCGTAATTTTTCAATAATTGCGTAATTTCTTGAACAATATGTTCTCTTTGAAGAATCTCATTCATTTGTTTATTATAAACGAATGAATTTATATATTTATTTAAACGAATAGTTTTATCCAATTCGTATTAGATTGAATAGAGAACGATACCCGTTTGCTGTCGTAGTGGTTTGTGGAATACTTTGTTTTAAATTGTAGTACACATTGCTTACGCTGGATACCGAAATGACTGTGCTTATATGAATCGGAAACGTATTCGCCGTAGTAGAGGTAAACGATTGTTCATAATAATTGTTCGCACTATTTGACGAGCCAAATCCAATCTGAATCAGTATGTCGGAGGCATCCAATGTAGTAAAATTCGTGAATGAACTCACACTGTAAATACCGGGTAATACGTTCTCAACCACCGCAATACTTTGATATGTGGTTAGACTTTGGTTCATTTGAATTTGTGGGCTATGATATGCGTATCCAACATCATAAGGGGTTAATACGGGTGGAACCGTGTAACTTAATCTCGGCATATATGCGCTTGCGCAATTTACCCATTTCGATCCATCACTACGCAATTTAATCCTGTCTAGAGATAAAATATCAATCGACGTAGAATATTGCGGTGTAAATCCGTATATGAATCCTTTACTTGAAACAATTGTTTGCGTGACGGATGAATTGTTCCAGATCGTAATTTCAGCACTTTTCGGATTCGATGTGATCGGACTCGGTAACTCTTGGAATATATTTATGTTTCCCGATATTTCAAAAAGCGAACCATACATATCATCGGTAGGTGTAATTGAACTAGTAATAATATAGGACGGTTGAAATACACCACAGGAGATATCCATAAACCCTACAATCTGTTTTAGTTTAGTAGTCCCCGTTGTATCCAATTGTGCCCGACTGATACCTACATTGTTCGTCGTTGTATTACGAGAAAGAGAATATAATGTACCATCGCCAGATAATACAGGATTAATAGCATTTGTAAGAGGAAGAGCAATCGTGTTCCAATTTACTCCATAATCGATAGAATATTTAAGCCCGTTTTGAGAAACAGCAAGCATGTATTTACCCGTGTATGAAATTGAAAAATAGATGTTTTCATTTATAACCACGGTTACATTGGTAGGACTAAAAGAAACACCATAATTATTGGATACAAAGATCTGTTCGGATACAGAGTCCATTATTAACATGTATTTACCATTTCCCGACACAGCCGCATTACTAGCAGGAGAAACAGAGCCAGTAACCGTCGTAAATGACGCCCCATTGTTCGAAGAGACCAACACATTACTACTACTTGTAGATGTACATAATATATATCTACCATCATAAGAAGACGCTATACTTTGTCCATGCGTGTTTGATAATGTGAAAACATTATTTGTACCAAACCCTAGAATGGATATCGAAGTAGACGTATTTGATAAATACACATTACCCGTATCATTCACAAAGAGGGTGGGTCCCGTAGTCGTAGGAGTAAACGACGGTACCGACAATGTCGCAGATAGACTCCAACTTTTTCCAAAGTTATTGGAATAAAAATAGGATTGTGAAGTTCCTGGTAAATATTTCATGGCAACCATATTTTTACCACTCGGAGAAACCGCTACCGAAGTATTACCACTATCCTCTAAATTTATACGATAATTATATGTTATTCCATAATCGTTTGAGACAAATACGCAGCCTAAATTATTTTTATTAACAACCACTATATGTTGTCCAGTATAAGACATGGATATCCATTTCATGGTTGAATCTCCTACGGTTGTTTGGATTATATTATCGGTTCTATATGACAATACATTGGAAATATCTACTACGTTAATAATATTATTACCAAACAACGTGACATTTCCATTTATAGTCGTGTCATTTGTATTTAATGACCCATTTACGTTTAATTTCGAATGAACGGGGGGTATTACCGTAGGACTAGTGATACCGGGTCCTATCCAAACATTCCCATAATAAAATATATTATTTCCATTGGAAAATTCCCATACAGACGGTCCGGTAGGGCCCGTAATACCCGTTTGACCTGTAATACCGGTCGGTCCGGTTCCAATGGGACCCATCGCTCCAGTAGGACCCGTAATACCCGTCGGACCCGTCGCTCCAGTAGGACCCGTACCAATCGGACCCGTCGGACCCGTATATCCTGTAAAACCCGTAGACCCAATCGAACCTGTCGGACCTGTCGGACCCGTTCCAATGGGACCGGCAGGTCCGGTATAACCAGTTGGACCTGTAGTAAGTTGTGATATAGGGACGAGAGAACTAATGACTTCAATATCAAACCAAGCATGTTGTTCCATCGCGCCAATTTGTGAGACATTTGAACAATCGAACCATAAAGAAACGGTAGTATTTGGAGACCCTACCGCAGTTATGTCCAGTACCGCTTCCACTCCAAATTGATAAGTATATTGTTCCATTTGATTGTACGGAGTAATCGTTTGAATATTACTCAATCCGATTTGAGAATTATTGTTCATATTTTTCCAATACAATTTAATATTCGCATAGGTATCATTAAAATACACAATACTTGGAGAACCGCGCAAACGATATGCTCTTTCTGATAATAACGTAAAAGTATGATTGACTGTATTAAATGAAATCGCGCCATCTACATCTGAACTAGAAAGTTCTGTATTAAATGGTATAGAACCACTAAACGCTGGCGAAGAAATCGTTTGATATGAATTATAATAACCTTGTACAAAGGAAGCAAACGAACCCAGACCAGCAATTCCTGGAGGGCCGGTTGGACCCGTTAAACCTGTAGTACCTGTAGTACCTGTACCTCCATAACCAGTTACCATATAATTAATCGAAATGGAATCAATCGACAAATTATTATTTGTACTAGGATTCACGTTTAAGAAAGAAAATAACGGTTTTACAGGAATCGTATGCGCATAAAAGTTCTCAAATATATCTACGGATACGAGAAGCTCCCCATTTTTAAAATATTGAATATACTGTTTTGAAACAATGACAGAAAACATATCACTAGCAATATACGGAATTTTCTGAGGATTCAAAATACGATTTGTAGTATTATAAAAATTATAGTATTGACAATTGAACCCATCATTATAAAATACAAATCCAATACCGACTGACGACATGTCTTGTATGGGTGGCTGGGATGAAAACGAATTCGCATTTACAAACTGCGCTACAAATATATTCGTCGAATTTACTACCGTATTCAAACGGAATGAGAAATAGTAGTTGTATGAATAAGTTTGAAGTGTCGTGGCATACAGAGTAAGTTGTGAACTACCGGATGAATAATAATTAATAGAATTCGGTTTAAGAATTTGAATATTCGTTAATGAATTCGCAGAGAGGTCAAACATAGCCGGACCCATGGTTCCAGTAGGTCCAAAAGGGCCTGTAGAACCCGTAATCCCGGTTGGTCCCGTGCGTCCAGTGATTCCCGTTGGTCCTGTTCCAATCGGCCCTGTAGGTCCGGTAGAACCCGTTGGTCCCGTGTGTCCAGTGATTCCCGTTGGTCCTGTTCCAATCGGTCCCGTAGGTCCGGTACTACCTGTTGGTCCCGTACGCCCAGTGGTTCCGGTTGATCCTGTTCCAATAGGTCCCGTAGGTCCGGTAGAACCCGTAGGACCTGTTGGACCTGTTGGCCCAGTAGTACCCGTAGGTCCTGTTCCAATAGCCCCCGTAGGTCCGGTAGGACCCGTTATTCCAGTTGGTCCAGTAGGACCCATAACCCCTGTAGGACCCGTTCTGCCAGTTATTCCGGTAGGCCCCGTTCTCCCAGTAGGACCCGTAGCCCCCGTTCTCCCAGTTATTCCTGTAGGACCACTTATACCCGTCGGCCCTGTTTGGGATGCCCCCAGCAATCCTATAGAAAGTAAATCAATGTAAGCCGGAAATTGGGATTGAACACGAAGACCCGCATTTACAACCGTGGAAGTTAATACATTGCTTGTTGGTAGATAACCAATTAACACACTATTTCTGTAATAACTAACAATATTTGACCCAATGATTAGTGTAAATATATCTCCTATACTATAGGCTGTACTTGTAGTAAATACATATGTACTATTAAATATATAGTTTACAGAAGTTGTAAATAAAAAACCGAATAATGGTGTAAATGAATTCATCGGTAAAAATCCAATTTGCATATTCTCATTATCCGTGTCAAACCGATTGTTGATTCTAAATTGCATGTAATAATTATCGGAATAAGATTCTAAAGTTTTCATAGGATTGATTGTTTGTGTTATAAGAAACGAATTGGATGTTGTAAAAAAAGCGTTTGATGTAGTTAATGGATCAAATGAAAAATTAGAAGGTCCTAAAACACCCGTTGGTCCTGTAGGACCTGTACCAATCGCCCCAGTAGGTCCTGTATTTCCATCACTTCCAATCGGTCCTGTAGGCCCTGTAGGCCCTGTTCCAATAGGTCCCGTTGGGCCTGTAGGTCCCGTTGGGCCTGTAGGTCCCGTCGGACCCGTTCCAATCGGTCCAATCGGACCCGTAGGGCCTGTATAACCCGTCGGACCCGTTCCAACCGGCCCCGTCGGACCCGTCGGACCCGTAGGTCCCGTAGGTCCCGTAGGGCCTGTATAACCCGTCGGTCCTGTTCCAATAGGACCTGTAGGTCCCGTACACCCTGTAGGACCGGTTGTTCCAGTGGGTCCAGTGAATCCAGTTGCTCCAATACCCGTAGGTCCAGTGAATCCAGTAGCACCCGTATTTGTCGCTAATCCATCTCTTCCTACATCACCTGTTGGTCCTATACTACCGGTTGGACCCGTAGGCCCACTTGGTCCTGTAGGCCCTATATAAGTTCCATATGTATTTGGACGCACAGATATACAATTACTTTGTGATAAATACATATTATAAAATATAATCTTATATTATATATTGTTTTATACTATACAAACTTATTTTCTGAAAGAACTAAAATCGGCAGTAATTGGCATATAATTACTTCCTTTACTCTGTAGAGCTCCGTATTGAGAATAATTATCTATAGGTGCGTACCCGGGTGTATACATATTACTAGAAGGTGCGCATCCAAACGAAGGAGTTCCTTGTCCCATAGCACCACCTACACCGCCCATATTACCACCTACACCGCCCATATTACCACCTACACCGCCCATATTACCACCATAACCACGACCTAAATTACCAATCATATTTGTAGTATTTCCAACTATACCTCCAGCGGTGTTTGTTAGACCTCCCACTATATTTTCAGCAGTGTTTGCTAGACCTCCCACTACATTTCCAGCAGTGTTTGCTAGACCTCCGACTAAACCGGTGGTTGATCCGATGGCTCCTGTAACCAGTCCAGTAGTGGAATCTACTGCTCTTCCTGCTGTATCTATTAAGTTATTTGCTACATTGCCAGCAGTATTAATACCCGTAGTTCCAACTTGCGTAACTCCTAAAGCTGTTGTAGTTAACCCTCCAACTAGACTATTTGGATTTGCTGATGTTATCAGATTTCCTTCACTATCTAAATAGGTTCCTTTGGGTATTCCCATTGAACCATCTGAGCTATAAGCTGACTTAGAAGTGGAACTCATCATGTATTTTGTATTTCCAGAAGAATCTGTGTAAGGTACATAGATATTTCCAATCTTGTCTGTAATAGAACCTACTGGGTTATTTGTGGTAGTGGGAGGAGTAGTAACACCTGTGGTAGTGGGAGGAGTAGTAACACCTACTGTTCCGCATCCTCCATTTCCTCCACAATTATTACATGCTCCAAAAGAAGGGCATTCTGGACACCTAGGACAAACCGGAGGAACGACTTGTGTTTTCAAGAAATAATCGTCTGAAAAATAATTCGAATCATTTAAATGTTGAGAACTCTTACTATAGTTCCAAGCTAAGTCATCCCCACACATATTATTTGGCATATTCATGTTCTCATCTAAATTGGACAGCTTATTTTTATCTAGACACGATGTTGTAGGAGGTGCTGGTGTTGGTCCAGTACACGATGTTGTAGGAGGTGCTGGTGTTGGTCCAGTACACGATGATACAGCGGATGTAGCTGCGGTTGTATTGGATACCGGAGTAGAAGGAGCAGGTGTTAATGCTGGATTATTTTTTGTGTCTGATTCAAAATTTGTAATATAGGATGTTTTATTAAATCTATAGGAGTACAATAACTTATAGTTTGTACTTTTATCTGGGACTATTAATTGAATCAATGTATCATCATTATAACTTGTGACTAATACATTTAACCCTGATATGTCACTGATTACAAATGTATTAATGGATGGAATCTTTTCACGAACATTATTTGGCTGTGTGTTGTTCACTGTAGTTCCATTACGATTGTACACTTTGAGTATTCCGTTGTTATTAATAACAATATTACCATTACTTACGTCGTAGGATACGCTATTTTGATTACCGTCTTTTCCTAATTGTAATAATGAAATATTACCTTGTGAATATTTCTGATTTGGACTAGAAGGTAATACTGTATTTTTATTTTCAGTTAAAGTAGAAGCAATAGTTTTTAATGGTTGTAAGAGCGGAGTTGTAAACGTATCTTGAGAACTTTCAATTCCAGTAGAAGTGAGATAAAACGATTTAATATTCTTTCCGCTTCCACTTCCAACCCCTGTTCCAGATCCGCTGATATCTATAATGTGTATGTATGTATCTTTATTCCATGAAGCGTATAATACTTGATAAATGTTTGTATTCTTACAACTAGTAGTGTATATATACTGATTATAGGATGGTTCAATGGTATCTATCATGGATTGGGCGGTTGAATTTGGTTTAACATTTCCTTGATTATCAAACACAGTTGGAACGGCTGTGATTCCAACCCCATTTCTAGAAGCAACTACAATATCTGTAATATTTTTAGGATCGGATTGACAATTTGTGATACAACTGTTGGCAAATAATTCTATTAAAGTTCCATTTTTAGTATCAAAATAAATATTGTCATAAAGGGATAATTGTTTATGGGATTGGTTGGTTGTGTATTGCGGTATATGTATAGAAGACCCGGAAGCTTGAGGATGATTTTGGAAATTGATGAACGTCTCTTTTTTATAACTATCGAATAGATTCATTACAAGTGTAATAATGACTAAAACGCCCAATATAATCAAAAATATGGTGAAGGGATCCAATTTCATTAGTTTCATTATATGATATATAAAAATATTATTTTTTATATGTAAAAATATTTATGATGAATACCATCTATGTATGTTCTCACTAGAAAATTCGTGAAAAAGGTCGAATATAGCCAATTCTAAAGAGACGCAGTCAAAGAGGGGTGCGTGTTTGTTTGTTTGTTTGGAGGGTTCTTTCAAATGCCGATTATATGATAAAGGTGATTTATCGGTGAAAAGTAACGTTGCCAGATGACATTCAAAGATGGCCAAAGGGCTTGCCCCGAGCACGACCCCCTAAAGGGTCGGGTCGGCATTTGAAAGGTGAAAAAGGTGTAAAAGAAGATGATTTGGTCTTCGCCTCTTATTTTTAGTACGTAGTGAAATGCCCGCCCCCTCTCTCCCTATCACCGTGGTCGTATCGAGCAACCCGTTTGGTCATTTAGGCATCTATGATTCATTGTTCACCGATAATTCTGCCTAAAAGGAAGAGCTAAAGATATTCTTCAGAAGGTGTCGTCTACCTCTTTGTATATTATGTTTTACGGACCTCCCCCTGACCTCCTAAATGCCCAAAACGGTTCGGAGGTCAGGGAGGGGGGGTCGACTCTTCAGAGGAGACCGAAATCTATATCTAAATATACATTAAATATAATGCAATTGAAAAATAAATGGATATTGATTTTGATTGTGATTGTGATTTTTTTTACGCTGTTTTTAATTTTACATCTGTATAATACACGATACAAAGTGAGAACTGTTGAATTGTTAATATTCTATAATAAATTGAAAACAAAATATAAAGGCAATAAAGGTGGGAAAGGTGACACAGGAGATGTCGGTAAAAAAGGACCGCAAGGGAGTGTCGGTAATAAAGGACCGCAAGGAGATATCGGTAATAAAGGACCGCAAGGGGGTGTTGGTGATAAAGGACTGAAAGGGGACGTCGGTGATAAAGGGGTAAAGGGGGAAGTGGGTAATAAAGGTCCGCAAGGGGATGTAGTAGGTGATAAAGGTCCGCAAGGGGATGTGGGTGATAAAGGTCCGCAAGGGGAAGTGGGTGATAAAGGTCCGCAAGGGGATGTGGGTGATAAAGGTCCGCAAGGACAGATAGGAAATATCGGAATAAAAGGAGAGGATGGAATAAGAGGTCCAAAAGGCGTGGTCGGGGGAAATGGTATTCAAGGAGATCAAGGAATAATAGGTCCAAAAGGTATACAAGGGGATAGAGGTATACAAGGAGAACAAGGAGACCAAGGTATCGTGGGGCCTCAAGGAAGTTTAGGGTCTCGTATTCAAGCACCAGAACCATTTAGTAATATGACAAATTTTTCGAAATTCTAGACTCGATTTAGGAGTATCGGTGTTATTAGAGAACGTTGTTCCCATTATTCAAGAATGTAATATGTAAAAAATATACTGAAAATATATAATGAAGACAATAAAAATAAAAAATATATTATTCTGGTTATTTGTTATTTTGATGGGGGTGTTTTTAACCGTGTTATATTTTAGTAATACCGTTGAACAACTTATCAGGGGGTATACAGGTGACAAAGGTGACAAAGGAGACATTGGTCCCCAGGGACCACAGGGAGAAAAAGGAAACACCGGGGCAAAAGGAGACATTGGTCCCCAGGGACCACAGGGAGAAAAAGGAAACACCGGGGCAAAAGGAGACAAAGGTGACACCGGGGCAAAAGGAGACATTGGTCCCCAGGGACCACAGGGAGAAAAAGGAAACACCGGGGCAAAAGGAGACAAAGGAAACACCGGGACAAAAGGAGACAAAGGAAACACCGGGACAAAAGGAGACAAAGGCAATACGGGACCTCAAGGAATCCAAGGACCCCAGGGCGTCAAAGGAGATACAGGTGTTACTGGTCCTACTGGACCCAAGGGAGATCAAGGGATCCAAGGACCCCAAGGAATTCAAGGGATCCAAGGACTGAAAGGAGATCAAGGAATCCAAGGTGTAAAAGGAAATCAAGGTATTCAAGGGCCTACTGGACCCCCCGCGTATAAAATTCAAATCGTCGACACGTTTACCACTTTACACTCTTTGTCTAATAATATGAATCCGGCTAATTACAAATAAAACATCGTCGATCTAAATGATACATGATAAATAATAATGAATAAATAAAATAAAGTTTATAAACTATATTTTATGTATAGATGCTTCTTAGTCAATATCAACCGGATAATAAATATGAAATAGGAGTAGACGAAGCGGGACGAGGTCCTTTATTTGGGCGATTATATGTAGCAGCGGTTCTTCCTCCGAAAGACGGATTTAGAAATATTCATATTAAAGATTCTAAAAAAATAAAATCTCCAAAAAAAATGACTGAAATTTCAGATTATATCAAAGAACACGCACAAGCGTGGTCGGTTCAATATATAGAGAACGACATCATTGATAAAATTAATATTCGTCAATCGGTATTCCAAGGAATGCATGAATGTATCCGCGAATGCATTCAAAAACAAGGAATGGATGTTTTCAACGAAAAAACATTTCTTCTTATAGATGGAAATGATTTCAAACCATTCTCACTTTATGATAAAATAAATGATAAATTAATAACGCTTCCCTATGAAACCATCGAAAAAGGAGATAATACATATGAAGCCATCGCAGCCGCGTCTATATTAGCCAAAGCCGCGCGAGATAAATATATTGAAGACCTATGTTCTCTTTATCCGGAATTGTCACAAAGGTATGATTTACATAAAAATAAGGGATATGGTACAAAATCGCATCTCGCCGGTATTTTAGAACACGGTATTACACAATGGCATCGACAATCCTATGCCAGGTGTAATACCGCCGTTTTGCATCAATTGCCACCCGCCGTTTCACTCAACTAGAGGGGGACTATACAACTCTCTAAAGACGTATGTATAAGATAATCGCCACGATTAGTAGAAGAGCATACATCATGGTTTGCTGATAACTCAGTTCAACGTTCTCTCTTTTATTAAAAATAGCGTTAAATACTGTTGATTTTGCTATAAAGATAAGGGCGAGTATAATAACAAATAAAAACCCGATGAGTTGGAGTTCTCCAATACTATCCACGTCTTTTTGTAATGAATCTAATTTTTTAGTGAATGACTCCATATATTATACAAATTATATTTGTATCATCATATTTTCGAAATTATTTCTGCTCACTGAAATATATTTGGTACATTTGTCATATAGACTATAGCCGATCAATAATTCGTCCGTGTTTTCAAAATATACAAATCCGAGTGTATATTCCACTTTTTCGCCTTCAAATGTGAACAAACTCGTATACCGTTTGACGCGGTATGTATGTTTATCCAAAACAACTGCCATATGATAATAATATCGGCGTTCTTCATAACTAACGGTATGACAAATTAACCAGATTTCATCCTTTATGACCACCCCGTTTGTGGAACCCCGTAATTCTTTGAAAAAAGATGGGACGGGGTTTCGATGCGTTTCTATAAATGTGCTTTCAGTATTTTTACTAAAAACACCTATAATCAATTCCGGATTCCAGTGATAAATTACGTTTAAATCGTCCCCCGGTAATAACACCCAATTTTTCTCGGTATTGTGGTGATTTGCTCTCTTAGGCCATTTTGAAGAAATAGTGGATTCATTCACTAGCGATATTTCCCCGTGTTCAACCGTCATCGACCCATTGATCCCCCGATTTGCGTTATAAAAGATAGAGTTGTCATATAGCATCAATCGCACGTCTTCTAACCCGACATATAATCCATCATATTCTTTGGTATACTTTAATTCAAATTCCTGTATGACTTTCCAAGTGGGGTTTGAAATATCAAGAAGGGCGATTGCGTTTTTTGTAATGATATTTTCTTTATTTACATAGTTCCCGTTCTCATCTATTTTATAATTAACATATCGTACATTGATCAAAAGATAATTTTCGCGAAGAATGAGAGAAGGCGTACTTTTTACAAAGGTATCATCCGCCAATTTTAAAGAATCCGTGGCGGTGGTCAAAAAGGGTTGGTTCAAGGGGGTTCGTTCTAGATGAACGAGTTTCGGAGCATAATATTTATAGTTTTGCATTAAATTGTGTTTGATCCCGTCTGGTAAATAAGGATAGGCGAGAACCTTCATACAAATATTTTGCATGTTATAATTATCATAATTCACATAATATCCTAGAATCGACATTTCATAGTCCAATTTATAATCATAGACGTCTTTCTGTAAAAAAAGATAGTCATTTGAAACCCCCCATTTTTGTCTAGAACTATCCGCGGCTTTGTAAAACAGATACGCCAGCTCGTTTTTCCCATTTTCCCGGTAATACTGTATGATTTCATACAGGGATTCTATACGTTTTGGGTAGGCTTGAAAAGCGGCCATCCATTCACAAATGGCGTTTTCCATTTGGCCGAGTATTTTGTAGCAGTTTCCGATATTATAGTAACTGTGCCAAACCTCTTCTATCCAACCGCCGATTTGAATCCTCTTGCGAAAGGTTTCAATCGCTTTTTCTATATGACCCGCATCGCGATAACTGTTTCCCAAATAGAAAGTATATCTATCATTGTCCGGTTCGTCCTCTAATCCTTTTGTCAACAGTCTTATATCACGCTCGAACTTGTCTAGTTTGGCTCCCCCATCTCCAATATCATTTATAAAAAGGGTTTCAATCGGTATTTCTTCGTATATGGTTCCCGGAGGCGTATTTACATATTCATGGGTAACTCCCCAATAGGAATAGTCCCGATAATTTTTTACAATACGGACATTTTTATAATAATATTGTGGAGAACCTTGAAACATATGATAACAGTCTGTCGTCAAACTCTTTTTAAAACGGGTGACGTTTTCGGGTTTGATCGCATTACCGGTTATAACCATATCCGCATCTAATAACAATATATAATCCATATTCGGAATGCTTTTACAGGCATTCAGGGCAAATGTCCGATTATAGCCAAAATCGCGAAACGGTTCATGAATGACTTTTCCAGGAATTTTACGATATTTGAAAAACGTTTCTATCATTTCAACGGTATCATCTGTACTTCCTGTGTCACAAATACAATATCCATCGATAAGAGTGTATATCGAATTTAATAGACGCAATATAATTTTGCTTTCATTTTTAACAATCATATTCAAACATATTTTAGGAAACTGATCTGTGACGGTTACGACGGTTGTATCTGGTTCAGTAAATGGCACAAATGAATACATATATCATTGTATATGTATTCTTTTTATGCTATTTTAATCTATGAACAATTTCTAGTAATACATATATTATGGCATTTACAAGATTTCACGATGATGAAGCACGTATTAAAAAAGGATTAGAAGAAGCAACCTATGCTGAAAGTTATTATTTAAATACACCTGGAACAGGTATTAACGACCCATTACAATGTGACCCTCAAATCCGGTTACAAGGATGGGGGGCAAATATGTGTTCAAATGGGATTGATTTGGAAAGTGATTTTCGTGGTTTAACGCGAAAATTGAATCGCGATTTGATAACTGATAACGATTATTTGAAACACGATGTAAATTCAACACCTTATATGTACCCGAATGCGAAACCATTTATAGACGAATCGCGAGCAACTCATCCTGCTTGGATGTACCGTGATATAGAGCAAACTAGATGGGAATATCCTTGGATCAATCCGCAAGATAATTTTGAACAGAAATTTCCGATGAATATTCAAACCCGAATTTTGGAAAAAGATTTCTTTAGACCTAAACCGCCAAATGTTGTTTCTGTAGAACGTGTTGGTCCCTACTAATGAAAATGGTCAAAAAGGCTGGTTCGGATTCTCATTTGACGAATCGTTTTTTACATAAATGTATATTTATTAATATATATTTAGTATAAAATGGAAGTAGTTGCTATTCCTTTAGTCGCTATGGCTGGATTATATATTGCTTATAATCAAGATAAAAAAGATAGATCTGTAGAGAACTTTGACCAACTGAGTAGAGACAGTAAATATTTACCAAACGTCGATGTTCCAAACACAAATTATCCGAGTGAATACCCGATTCAAAATCCGCCGAATGATCTCACCTCCAAACTTTCAACGGTGAATACATATGACGGAAAGTCTGTATACACAGACAAATATTTCAATCCAAATGCTCCATCCACTTTAGTCAGTTCGGTTTCTGCTCAAAATAGTAATATGTTCTCAAACCAAGTACCGAATCCAGCAACCGCACAATATGTGTCTCTTACAGGAAATAAAGTAGATGCGAGTTATTTTCAACATCAAAATATGCAGCCTTTTTTTGGGAGTCATTTGAGAACCATTCGAACAGATGCGAATTCCACTGAAAGTATTATGGATAATTATACGGGTTCTGGTTCTCAGATTATCTCAAAAACAGAACGCGCACCATTGTTCGCTCCGCAAGAAAATTATCAGTGGGCATTCGGCGCACCGAATCAAACCGAATTTTTAAAATCGCGCGTAAATCCTTCTTTAAAACAATCGAATGTAAAACCCTTCGCAGAGGAATATGTGGGTCCTGGTATCGGTGTTGGTTATGGTTCTGCTGGGTTTGGAGGGTATAACTCGGGGTTAATGGCTCGTGATATGTATTTAGATCGCGGAGTAGATGAATTGAGAACTGCGAATAAAACAAAAGCGAGTGGACTTGGATTATATGGTCATGAAGGGCCTGCTATATCTTCTATCACACAACGAGGTGTTTTAGGTAGTATGGAAAAAAATCGAGTGGATACTTCTTTTGAGTTGGGGTCGGATCGTTGGTTTACAACGACGGGTGGTTCTACTGCTCCTACGTGTCGTAGTATTGATGTCTTAAAGAATGGTTCGCGCCAAGAAACGACGTCATGCTACACGGGTGGTGCTGGCGCGGCGAATGAAGCCACGTATATGGAAGGGGAATATATGCCTTCAAAACATATTGATTTAGGAGAAGTTCCTATAGCCCCTGCTTATAGAACCAACGCATTAGGAGCAAATGAAGGCGATTTTGGAAACAAATCAAGGATGGTTTATCAAAACAATCGTTCTGTAAACCAGCAAGATACTTATTTTGGCGCATTTGGTGGAGCGATCGGTGCGGTTGTAGCGCCCTTATTAGACGCTCTTCGTCCATCCAGAAAAGAAAATGCGGTAGGTTCTCTTCGTCCTTATCAGAACCCTAGTACAACTGTTTCCAATTCCTATGTGTTTAATCCAGCTGACCGTCCTCAAACAACCATTAAAGAAACCACGGAAGAAGGCAAAGGTCATTTATTTGTCGACCGAAACCAATCTCAAGGAGGTTCGGGGTATTTAGTCGCTGGGAATCAGCCAATTATTAACAATCGTATGTCACAAAGTGATTATTATTATGCTGGTACGGCTGCTTCGAATTGTCAAAAACCTAGAACATACAATGCTGAATATAATCAGCGAAATAACGATGTGAAAGCTTCGACATTGACATCATATACGCCATCCGGAAATATATCTTTATTCTCGAATGATATGAATATGTCATCAAAAGCGAAAGAAATCGCAAACCAAAGGTATAATACTCCGACCATGCCATTTATGAGTCCTTCGTTGGAAATAATGGGCAAACAAACATCGGGTTCTCAAAGTGATTCATTTAATTCACATATTCAATTAGACAGAACCAATCCAGATATGATGTCTCAGTTGAAAGGTAATCCTTTCGCGATTTCGCATCTGAATGGGTTGTAGATGGGTTCATTCACGAAATGTCACAAAGGGTTATTTTGCCCGCCGCCAATTACATGGAACATTTATAAATAGCATCCATGTTCTCACGTATTTGAGCTTTATCCGACCTACAAATATGATTGGAAGGGTTTTGAACGAATTCGTCTGTGTTCAAAATGATTTTTTCGATTAAAGGGAGAACATTTTCTATTTCAGAATCTTTCATATTATCACAGGTAGAATTCTCGCAGCTGTTTTTGATATGGTCCATCTCTTTGTTTAGTGTATTTATGTCTGATAGTATGGCATGGATAGAATGCTTGACTTGTGGGGGTTGCGGGATAGATTGGTATCGTTCTAAGATGGATTTTATATCTAAACCCGTTTTCCCGTAAATGACTTTTGAAATTTCAACTATAGGAGTTTCGGAAAAGTTTTCTTTTCTAGGTTCTCTCCTCCTCCATATCAAAACCCCGAGAACAACAAAAAGAAGAATGATAAACACCATTTTATTTTTTCTTAACCAGTTCATTTATATTATATTTTTATTTAAACCATTGAAGAATTAAAATTGGACATTTCAAATCTTTACCGGTATATATTTTTACACTTTTGGTGTTTAGAAAACCAAAGGTGTAAAGAAATCTCTCCATCTATCTATTTATTGAAAAGTTTTTGGATATTTACAATAAAAGTAGAAAGAGGAATGAGAACGAATAGCCATGCTACTGGAGCCCATCCTTGTAAGCATAAATAATTAGCGAACCATGTGATACCAAGACCAATTAATATAGTGAACACAAACAAAGAGATGAAGACTTTATACATTCCGGAATTGAATTTAAATTTACCGAAAAATGCGAATACGATATTCAATAAAAGGAGGAAAAGGTAGGTTTGAGCTGGACGACAAGCGGTAGTAATAAATGTCACGATATCAGACATATATAATAATTAGTATATTTTATTTGACTTCCTAAATATTTTAATATTCTAAATATCTTAATAATATATATATGAAATTACAAACAGATTTATACCAGAAAAGAGTTGAATCCGTACCCAGGGGTACTCCCCCTTTATCGGAGAACTTAGCAGAAGATTCTAGACAAAATCAAACAGCGAAAAGTAGAAAAAATAAAGGAAACGTTTTCGTTAAAAAATCAAAATTTGCTAAAACAATGAAAAAAGGCGGAGAACTTATACTTTCATCTGCTATCAGTGTTTTTTCATTGTGTCTATCTATTCTTCAATTTACATATTACATAACAGCCATACAGAAAAATACGCAATTAAACAGTCAAAATGTATTGACGATTCCTGATTCTGAATTGGATAAATTGAAAAAAGCATATCCGGTCGAACAACCAATATTAATCAAAGAAGACGATTTAATGCGTATCAAAAATACAAATCCTAAATTGATTAAGAATGCTTTAGACCAAAAATATATAAAAAAAATAAAACGTAAAAATACGGAAGGTGAAACGGTAGAAGGATATACACTCGCTTTCAAAGGTAAAAACTTGATAAAGTCAAATATAGAAAATATGAATCAATAATACTTTTTGGTTGTGGTATGGATGTATAATTCCTCTAAAGATTTAACTACTAGAAAACAGAGTAGACATGTTTTTGGCTTCTAGATTGAATTCGGGTTTCTTAAAGAGATTATATATAAAGGCGTCATCCCGAAAACGAGCCGTATATGTGCTTTGAATGGACGATCTTCCGATTCTGCCTAAACATTGAATCGTCTTTGCCTGTGTCATATTCGCCATATCTTTTCCAATGAACCCGTGACAAAAGTTATAGTTTGTTCCAAATACGAAATCGCTGGAGGCAATGATAATAAACAGATGTTGATTTGCTGCTAGTTTTTTCATAATTTCCAGATATTTGGGTTCAGCTCCTTCAATGAAAACGCCGATTCCCAACAATAACAGAACTTTGAAAGATGTAGTAATATTTAAAGACATTACGTCTTTAATACTTTCTTCCATGGTGGGAGGACAAAACGCGTTTTCACATACTTCGCCCCTCCAGTGTTTTTGATGAGACCTTGTGTTTGGAATATATTCTGGATCTAATGAAATAATACGTATCTGTTTGTATAACGCGTCTATCCGCTTATACAAATGACTAATGGTATGAGACTGCGAATCTTCATCCTTTTCTTTTTGCTTCGTTTTTTTATCATCGTCTCCTTGTGTTAATGCCTCGAGTTCTTTTTCTAATTCGCCGAGTTGAGAAGATAATTTATTATTCGCATCTATTTTTGACAAAAGATCTTTAAACATGGATTCTGGAATTTCGGATTGTTGAATATAGAATTGACCGATTTTGGTGGCATCTTCTGTCAAAAAGATTGTTGGGCCATCTGTCAATGTATACGCGTCTTTCGTCGTGATCAAAATACCATCACTTGCCCCACTCGCCCTCACATGATTCGGTGTAATAGATGAAACACTGGTTGTTCGAGTAATGGTGTTTTTATCCTTTGTCATATAGGAATCCATGCTTTTGGTTTTATGTATAGTTGAAAACTTGGGTTTTTGACAACTCTTCATATATTTGTAAATAGCGGGCCATTGTTCTCTGGATATATGTTGTAGTAAATCCAGATAATAGAGTTTTAATGAATTCATAGTAATCGAGGCAATGTCTTGGAAATAATGTTTCATTCGGTACATTTCTGGGACTTTATCGTTCATATAGAAGATAAATACCACTATTTCGCCCAAATCGAAATATCGCAACATGGTTTTGTTTTCTTTACAAAAACTGACGCATTCCACGAGTTCATCATAGGATTCATACATCGTATGAGGCATCGCACAGAATCCCGTTTTTGTCAACATTGGAATCGATTTACGACAATCATAACTAGCGATCGTATGTATTTCAGCATTGTCAAACTTACACCGAAAATCGGTGATGGTTTCCATAATTTCTTCTTCTTTTGGCAAGGTAGCACAAGACAATACTATGTTTGGGATTTGATTGTTTACCCAATTATTGTGTATGATAGGATGTAATTCATGTTCCGCATAATCCATGGTAATCGTTGGTTCGTCCCAATAAGTGATGATTTTTTCTTTAGGATTGAATGCCAACATGTAACGCATAGCGATTAAATAGGATTGAACATCACATATCATGATTTCCACTTTATCACCGATCGCATTATTTACTTTACGGATACCACCACTTCGTTTATCCTTTGTATAATCGGATGCGGAAAACCAATGAAGACGGATATCGGAAGCAGTCTCCGCGCCAAAAGCAAACGCCACTTTTTTTTCCATAGAAATCGCAGATTTTGCCAATGCCAATCCAATATGGCGAGCTACACATACAAATAATATGCGGTATTTGACAGAGAGTCCTAAAGGAGATAATGTTTTACCTGTACCGGTGGGAGCAATGTACAAGACTAATTTGGGTGCCTCATTCTGAAATATTGAAAACAATTCTTTTTGATGCGAAAACAGCGTTTTATCTTCGTATTCGAGTAAATACGGATTTTGTTCTATGAACACAAAAGCGCGTTCTACTATTTTTGACAAATCAGTTTGTTCATTTGCGATGGAGACAATAAAATTCATATAAGAAGTCACCGCTGGATGAACACCATGTATAGATGCTTTTGATAATTGAACGAGTGTGTATAAATAATAAGCGTATTTTGTACTTTTTTTTGACAAATAATGGCATAATTCATGGCAGAAATCCAATATTAAGAATTCGTAAATCTTTTTTTTATTTTCTTCAATGTTCGATTCTAAATTTTGAATCCGAAGGGAATCAATGCTTTTCATTTTTTTTATGTTGCCAGAGACATTGCATCCCGATTTTTTAAAATCATATGACCATTTTTCTAAGATATTCATTCCATATTTACGGATAGTTCTTGAAATAACTGGCGCAAAGTATTTGTCATAAAGAAATTTGTCATTTTCGGGAGTGTTTTCAATTTTTACGAAAGACAACAAGGATATTGTTTTATTTTTTACGATATTTATATTATCGAATCCTTCCATGATGAGAGCTAAGATCTCTTTTTCCGTGTCAGACACAGGTACTTCAATACTATCCCATTCCGTGCGTGTAAGTTTGTTTTGCTTTAAGTCCATATTATTCAATCATACTATTTTTATGAATATACATTTTTTGTTCAATTTTATAGACCCTCCTTTTGTCCAAAAGGGTTGTATTGTGTTCTCTTGTCTTGGCTCGGGTTGGGTTGTGTTATGTACACGTAGATACTTGTTACAATGTAATCCTCCCTATAATTATTCAACAAAACAAAAGGATATAAAAAGTTTTCACATATAAATCTAAATGACTTCTCCATTACCATCCTCTTATATCACCTCCATCCTAGAGAATGAAATGAATGTAACAAAACGAAATGGATCGTTAGAGACGGTTTCATTCGACAAAATCCTTCAAAGAATGAAACGACAAGGTAAAGAAGTCGGAATCCAAGTCAATTATACTGCCCTTGCTATGAAAGTGATTGACCAGTTATACGACGGCATTTCTACTATAAAGATCGACGAACTTTCTGCCGAACAATGTGCGTCGATGGCTTCTGTTCATTATGATTACAATAAATTGGCCGGTAGAATCATTATAAGTAGTCATCAAAAGAACACATCCGAGTCTTTTTCCAAAGTCATGAAAGAATTATATCATTTTATTGATAAAAACGATCAATCGTCGCCACTTATATCGGATGAACTCATGGAAATAGTGAACGAACACGGAGATCACATAGATAGCCTATGTGACTATAAACGCGACTATTTAATAGATTATTTCGGATTTAAGACGCTAGACCGAGCCTATTTAATGAAAATAGACGGCCGGTCATTAGAACGTCCACAACACATGTGGATGAGAGTTGCGATTGGTATTCACGGAAATGATTTAGAAAAAGTAGAAGAAACTTATCATTTGATGTCACAAAAATATTTCACACACGCAACGCCTACTCTATTCAATGCTGGAACACCGCGCCCTCAATTATCCTCGTGTTTTTTGTTAGCTATGGAAAGCGACAGTATTGATGGTATTTACAACACATTAAAAGAGTGTGCTTTAATATCTAAATATGCGGGAGGGATCGGACTCCATATTCACAATATTCGAGCCAAAGAATCACATATTCGTGGAACAAATGGGTCTTCAAATGGTATTGTCCCTATGTTGAGAGTATTTAATAATACAGCAAAATACGTTGACCAAGGGGGCGGGCGTCGCAATGGTTCTTTTGCGATTTACTTAGAACCTTGGCATGCGGATATTGAATTCTTTTTACAAATGAGAAAAAACCACGGGGATGAAGAATTGAAAGCCCGTGATTTATTCTATGCTCTTTGGATTCCGGATCTCTTTATGGAGCGCGTAAAAACAAATGGCCAATGGACACTTATGTGTCCAGATGAGTGTCCTGGATTATCGGATGTATATGGTGCTGAATTCAAAAAATTATATGAATCGTATGAAGAATCCGGTAAAGGGCGTACAACTGTCCAAGCGCGTGATTTATGGTTTAAAGTATTAGATGCGCAAATGGAAACGGGAACCCCCTATCTTTGTTATAAAGACGCCGCAAATATAAAATCAAATCAAAAAAATGTAGGTACAATCAAGAGTTCAAATTTATGTGTAGCACCAGAAACATTCATTTTAACAGAGAAGGGTCATATTGAAATAGAAACCCTGAAGGACCAAACGGTGAACGTATGGAATGGTAAAGAGTTTAGTGAAGTAACTATCAAACAAACGGGTTCAGACCAAGAATTAATCAATATTTATACAGATGACGGACTAAAATTGGCTTGTACACCTTATCATAAATTTTATATTCAAAATAGGTATTCATTTTCATCCATGAAACAAGTGGAAGCCCGCCATTTACAATCCGGAGATAAAATCATAAAATGTGATTATCCTCTGATTGACGGGAATGAACAAATGTTATATCCTTATACTCACGGATTTTTTTATGGTGACGGAACATATAGAGACATAATAGAACAACCCCCTACTTCTTGTATGCCTATTTCTGAAAAATATGAAATTCCATCTGATAATTGTTCATTAAAGACCAAATTGGATTGGTTTGCTGGATATTGTGACGCGGATGGAACGATTACCATGAATGGCACAAATGAACAACTTCAAGTGACTAGTATTCATTCTGAAATGTTAATCAAAGTTAAAATGATGTTACAAACGTGCGGTATCAATCCAAAAGTTAAATCATCAACATCCAGAACACGTTTACCCGATGAAAAAGGACAATATCGATCGGTGGATACACACACGGTGTATAAACTATTACTTACATCCTATGACTTATACAAGCTAAAACAACTCGGATTTATTACAAATAGAATCATACTATCTGGAACACTTCCACCACGAAACGCAAACCAATTTGTTAAAATTATTAAAATTGAAAATGAAAATCGTATTTCGGATACATATTGTTTTACTGAACCAAAAAGACATATGGGGATTTTTAATGGTATGTTAACCGGACAATGCTCCGAAATCATGGAATATAGTGACGCAGATGAGACCGCCGTATGTAACTTGGCATCTATCGGATTACCATCCTTTGTGACCGAGGACAACATTTTTGATTATGAAAAATTACACGAAGTATCCAAAGTGTTAACGAAAAATCTCAACAAAATCATTGATATTAATTTTTATCCTACAGAGAAAACGCGAAAAAGTAATATGCGTCATCGTCCTATAGGAATTGGAGTACAGGGGTTGGCGGATGTCTTTTTATTATTAGGGCATTCATTTTTGTCCGAAGAAGCTAGACAAATTAACCGTGACATCTTTGAGACCATCTATCATGGGGCATTAGAAGCATCTTATGAATTGGCTTGTGAATTAGGTCCTTATGAAACATTTCCGGATTCCCCTGCTAGTAAGGGTATTCTTCAATTTGATGTATGGGGGGTTAGCAATCCATCGAATCGTTACGATTGGTCGGTCTTAAAGGAATCTATTAAAAGGGGGGGATTACGCAATTCATTGTTATTAGCTCCTATGCCGACGGCTTCTACTTCTCAAATCCTAGGATTCAATGAATGTATTGAACCGATTACCAGTAATATTTACAGTCGTAGAACAATGGCCGGTGAGTTTATTCAAGTCAATCGTTATTTAATTGAAGAATTAATAGGATTAGGATTATGGAATGAGAAAATCAAAAACAATATTATTGCGAATAATGGTTCTATCCAACAATTGGATTTTATTCCAGAAGAAATCAAAGAAAAGTATAAAACCGTATGGGAAATACCCATGAGAGGATTGATTGATATGGCGGCAGACAGGGGTATATACATATGCCAAAGTCAAAGTTTGAATTTGTGGTTGGAAGACCCCAATTACAATACATTGACCGCTATGCATTTTTATGCTTGGCAGAAAGGGTTGAAAACCGGTATTTATTATTTGCGAAGGAGAGGAAAACATCAAGCACAACAGTTTACGATCGAACCCGAGAAAGCCCAATTAAATCAAAATGAGGATGAAATTTGCGAGTTGTGCTCGGCATAAACATTCCGCGAAGTATATCTAGAATTATTATATATGGTTTCCCAATATGATATATATTTTTATTTAGGAGTATTTTTCTTTGTTCTTCATATCTGGTTGTATGGATTTGGAATTGATCTTTCCTTTTTCGGATTATTATTAATGTATATTGGATGGAAAAAACCAGTATTATCTTATTGGTTTTCAACTATATTATTGGTGTTTATAGGGTTAGAATTGTTGTCGAATTTTAATGCCGTATATCAACGTATTCAATTGTGGATGGAACCTGTGAAACCCAAAACCGAAAAACCACGCGAAAAAAAATAAATGAATTTTTTTCTATTTGGTAAAATAGGGAGGTGGGGGGTGTCTTATAGAAATAGTGTAAAGTGTATTTGTTTGAGACAACATCTAAAAGATAGTAAAATATGTGATAAAATCATTTGTTGGAATGATATATTCCATTTCTATTTTTAAGAAACATCGCAAACAACAAAGAACGTCTATGCGAGAGTCGTGTAATTTATCGGGAATGTCTCCGAAACAGTATTCGTACAATTCGGCAAGTTTGGGGAATTTGAAATAAAGTTTCCCATGCGTGCTAATACGTTCCAACCGACATAAATCAATCCCTTTTTGCATCGTACAATAGACCGGTTTTTTATCTTTATAAAAATCATAACATATGGTGGGGAAATGTTTATTTGATTCTAAAAGAATAAGATTCAAATCAAAGTGGATATTATGAGCAACTAACAAATCTGCTTTTTGATAACTTCTATGAAAGGTCGCAAGGGCTTTTTCTATCGGTATACCTTCTTTATCAATCATTTCACGTGTAATTCCAGTAAGATTCGAAATAAAAGGTGTAATGATGACTGATTCCGGAACAGAGATATACATATTTTTAGTTTCAAGAATAGAATGGTTTAGAATATCGTACAATACAAAACTAAATTGAATGATATTCGGTTGTATATCGGAAGGTTTTTTTGGTAAAAGCCCAGTGGTTTCAACGTCAAAAACAAGGATTGTGTTCATTTCTTTTCTTTATAATTATTCAAAAAGAAAAATAATTATAAAATACTTCAATTTTTCATTTCGCGCGCGCTTGCGCGCGGCCGCCGTTTTCCAGCAGGATGACCCCCCCCTTTCCCTCTTGTTCAAACAACCAAACGAACGAGTTTCAACCATAGAATTGTATAGATATTATGAATAAAAACAAATAAAAAATAGAATCTCTAAGTATTCAATGACAATAACCTTTGTGACAGCCTTTATGACAATTTATGAAACACCTTATCAAAATAAAGATATACATTGGCGTTTTCGTCATTTCAAACAATTATGTCAAACAGGAATTTCGATCGCGGTTTTTTGTTCTCCGGATTGTGAAGAATATTTCCGTTCAGAAATTCTTACAAAATATTCGAATGTAGTTTTAATAGATATAGAAGATTTGTATGAAACATGGACCTATCAAACATATCAACGAGTGGCCTCTGAAATACCAATCGAATTACCGAATACGCGTACAATGGAAAAAGACACTACGAATTATTTGTTATTAATGAATGCCAAAGTGGAATATGTGAAACGAGCCATTGAAGCGAATCCGTTTCAATCCACCCATTTTGCTTGGGTGGATTTTAATATTTTCCACATTTTTACAGAAAAACAACAGTATGCGACCTATCTATTCCAGACGCTTTCGAAAAGAGTCATGATGAACCGCTTTTTGACTCTTCCTGGCTGTTGGGGAAAAGATAAAGTATGTGACAATTCGTTAGAAAACAATATTTGTTGGAGATTTTGCGGCGGATTTTTCATAGGTTCTCTAGATCGCATGAACGATTTCTATCAAGAATATAAAACCCATTTTGAAACCTTTTTGAGAGAACGAAGAAAATTAGTATGGGAAGTAAACTTTTGGGCATATTTAGAATTACATCACGGATTCTCCGTGGTATGGTATTTAGGAGACCATAACACCTCTATTTTAGAGTTTGATTCAGAATATGTTTCATTTTGTCTATCCTCTCTTCCATCGTTTACTTCTAACAAATACAACTACAACGACTGGAAGGAATACATACCCACATCTTCTTCTTATTTATATCATAAAGGAGAACATATTGTAAATACTCGATTGGTGAACTATTGGCTTCATCCGAATGGTGCGTATTTCATAAAACATCCAAAGGATTGGATCAAAACGCGGAATGTCGGTTCAAAATTAGTAAATGGTGTTCCAGAAAAATACATTGAAATGAAAGAGGAAGGATTAGAATGTTACGGGGGGTCTATTTACGGTTTAGAAGATATACGATTATATAACCGTGTAGACAATCAAATAGGGTTTATTGCCACGTCTATTAATTACTCGGGGGTTGGGCGTAATCGTATGGTTCGTGGTATATATGATCTCTCAAAAGGTCGGCTATGTGATTGTAATGTCATTGTTCCCCCTGACCCAAATAGTTGGTGTGAAAAAAACTGGATACCTTTAGTAAAAGATAATACGGAATATTTTATTTACAAATGGTTTCCGTTTGAAATCGGACGTTTGCATTCGATTGAGAACGGTAAACAGCAACTCGTCATTGAAACGAGTTGGAATCATACAACTCCTATGTTCTCGCGTGTACGAGGATCGACTCCCTTTGTAGAAACACATAAAGGTTGGGTCGGTGTAGTTCATTTCAGTTATGATAGTTCTCCTAGACGTTATTTTCATATATTAGTTCTTTTAGACAGAAATACATTGTTACCTTTATCTTATTCGGATTATTTTGTTTTCAGGAATGTTTCTATTGAATTCTGTGTCGGTTTTGCGGTAGAGTCAGAAACCTATACTTTCTGGATATCGAATTTTGACAGGGATAGTGAAGTGATTTCAGTTGGGTTCCATGAAATACCGTTGTTGTTTGACTTTTGTACGGATAACTAACAAAAAACTTATTCCATATAATGTATATACAAGTTATGGAAGATCAATCGGGTGCTGTAAAAATTTTGGGAGGTTTTTTTGTGTATAGAAGCAAACCAAGTGAAAGTAAACCCATTTCTGAAGTGTTGAATATAGAGGGTAGTTCTACAGGAAAAGATTTTTTACAAAAAGGCGAAGTGGTAGGAATGGTTATCATTAAAAAGAACGGAGCACGAACCTATATGGGGTATTCGGAGATCGATCCAGAGAAATTCAAAATCGAACCCTTTATGACATATTTCGCAGATACTGATCCGTATAATCCTTACGATAATAACCTAAAACAAGTGTTTGATATAGATACCTTACCCGAATTAATGAATAAAATGATAATTCAACCTTTGGGACAAGTCGGAGAACCTTCGGGACAAGTCGGAGAACCTTCGGGACAAGTCGGAGAACCTTCGGGACAAGTCGGAAAATCTTCGGGACAAGTCGGTCAACCAACAGAAGAAAAAGAGACAGAAGGATCATAAACTTCACGACGAATCCAAGCATCTTTCCAATACGTTCCTTTACCATGTATTTCCTGTTCTTTTCTATATTCCGGATAATGTGACAAAACCACCTTTGTGGTGTTTATATTACGAATATATCCGATTTTGTTTTCTTCATAATACGCATACTCAGCATTTTTAATGTCGCGAGGATTCATCATAGATGCGAATAAATGAGGTCCAGTAGGAGAAGTATGTTGTGGTCCATAAAATTGTGTTTGACAGTTCTCTACAATTTTTTGAATACATTTCAAAAACACCGGGTTTTTCGGTCGAGAACTGATACATCCTGTATAAATAATATCATCATACAGACCGGTTCCTTTATGATTATATTCTCTAACATAAAAATCATTTTTCATCATGTCATAAAGAGAAAATGCGGGTTCATTTTCGTAGGATGATTTATTTGGTGATAGTAAAAATTTGATATCTAGGTAAATACCGCCGGTTTTATAGAGAACGCAATATCTCCATAAATCCGCTTTAAACGCACCGGGTAAAAGAGAATCATACGCTTTGAGAACATTTTTGTCGTAATTATCACGGATAAATGCGCGGCATTCAGAATCGTCATAAAGATGATATTCAAATTCGGGATAGTTGTTTCTGAGTTGAGAAACGCATTGCGCCATTTTAGGAGGCAGTTCTTTTGTGTGCCATGTTTGATAAATAATCTTGGGTATAGTCGTGTCCTTGGGTAAGATCGTGTCCTTGGGTAAGATCGTGTCCTTGGGTATAGTCGTGTCCTTGGGTAAGATCGTGTCCTTGGGTATAGTCGTGTCCTTGGGTATAGTCGTGTCCTTGGGTATAGTCGTGTCCTTTGGTATAGTCGTTTCCATGGGTATATCCGTTTCTTTGGGTAAGAAAGTAA